TCAGGGAAGTTTGCTTTACCATGTAATAATACCCCGCCTACCACGCACATGTCAAGTAGGAAGAGTATTAGTAAAAATAATGTCAGGTATAACTTATCCTTATCAGACGGGTTCATGATGTAGTTCTATAATCACCAGATTTGTAACGACGATATGATGCTAGATTGCGTGGTTCAAAATCAAAGAAATCACAACGAATTTCAAACCATTTCCATCTAAATGAGAACCCAACATCACGGGGTCCAATACCAACAATTAGAAATGGAATCCAACTAGGATCAGGATATTGATCCCATTGAACTACTAAATCAACGAGAGCAAATCTAGGATAACATGAGAGGACTTGGAAGTACCATTCATGTCCATAATCTTCATAGTGACAGTAATCAAGGAGTTTCACAGGTTTTCTATCTCTTTGGATAACGTCATCATATCACCCTTGTCCAGCACTGTCAAGTTATTCATCTTCTGTGCTGTCATGGTTCTCACATGTTCCATAGTTTTACGAATGATAGCAGCAACAAGTTTGTTCTCAGTATCTGCCCAAGTATTACGTTCATTCCATATTTCAGTCATTAACTGTTGCGCTCTGTCACTCACGATTTACTACCTCAAAACATACTGAATTAAATTTTCCTTTGATCCCTCTAAGTTCTATCTTAGTATGTTGAGAATGTACATACACATGCTCAACATAATATCGATCACCTATGAATAATAAACCGTTAGGGTCATCATTATTACCCCATCGTATCTGTTCTATAGAACATCCTAGAAACTTTACTGTATCTCCTACTTTAATATTCATATGATCCCCATATACTTAAGATAGCGTCTGTATGCAGCATATCGTCCTAAACTAGGTTGATCTTTAACTCCTAATTGATGACATATTTCACAATACATTAACCATTCATACCATGGAGTAGTGGGATCTAATACATGATAAGGATAATCAGAGTTTTCCACCTACAATTCCCTCATGTTTGATAGTATTAGTATCATCCCAACCATCTTGCAATCCTTTCAGATAAAATCGTGTACCAGAGATACATTGATCTTCTGTCATTGCAGTGATCAATGGTTTCCCATCTTTATCAAATGAATGCCAGAGACCATATTTAGTTTCTTCACAGTAGAAAGCATTATCAATTAAATCTTTCATTTTTTAAATGGTTTCTTTACAGTGTATGTATGGTAATTACCAAAGATTTTAACAGTTTTTGTCATAATTTTTAAATCCATTCAGGTTTTCGTTCTGGCATACGAAGATAATTAGATGCAGCCCAAGGTTTGCTGCTAACGTACATCTTGTAAGCAGTAAAAGTGTCAATGCTTGTGTCAAGTTTAAACTCATCTGGCATTGCTCGTACAAAATTGTCTGCCATACCATAGCATGTTACTGCTTTTCCTGTTTTTCTATGAAACAGTTTCTTTGCCTCAAACAAAGACTTTCTACAGGCATGTTGTTTACCATATCGATGAGTGTATTCTGTGCAAAGTGCAAGACCATGCACAATTAACCAGGCAGTATTATAGATATTCTTTGCTGCCCATTGTGTACAGGGATGATTACGAAATGCACCTTTCTCAGTGCTATAATCACATCCATCTTGTTTAGGTACAGTTCCCCAATCATAATACCATTTAGAATATACAATCGAAAGCATTTGACAACTTTCTAGAGGCATTTTAACTACATGTTTGTCAGGTAGACAACGTGCTGAGGCATGAGGATTGGGATCTGTAACAAAGATGTTCATTGTTTATTCAAACTCTCCTGTTGAGTTGTTAACTGTTGCTGTGTGATATACGCCCTCAATTCTGGCGTCTCCTCCCACTCCCATACTGTACCGTCCTTTTGAGTGTAGGACTTCTGAATAAGTTGAATTTTCATAAATCTCAATGTTAATAGTTTGTTCGTCGTTCCAATGTCTAATCACGCCTGCCACAATAAAACAGTTAGTGACAAGATATGTAGTAAAGATGAAAGTACGGATGATGGCAACTTTATCTGCTTCATGATCTTTGTTGCTTGCTTTTTGCCCTAGTGCTTTTGCCCACCAGCGCCAGATCATTCGTTTTTTCATAGTTGTTTTAAGTATTCGTGATATAGTTTGATATATTTTTGATATAGTAATTCTAGATACTGTGCATCTTCAGTTTGATTGAGTTCTAACATACGATCTCTAGCATCCTGCAGAAGATCACAAATTCGCATAACTCTTAGGTGTTTCATTAAGTAGGTTGTTCTCTTGTCTGAGTATAGGCAAGGTCGAACAACTCGTCAAGAATATGTGAGCATTCCCAATAATCTTGACTATCAAGCAATGTTTTCTCAAATTGATACCGACGTACAGCAGAATAAACAGTCTGCCACTGACGATCAGTTAGATTCGGAATAGTCTGGTTCATGATACTTTAGATACTCACGGAAGGTCATTTTGATTTCTTTGATTGTCATGCCACAGTGTTTTGCTGCAGCAGGAAGATTCATAGTAGCACGAAAAAGTGCCTCATGTGCTTCTCTCACATTTTCGGGTGTGGTCTTATTTGTCATAATTCATACTTTCAAACTTATCCATCAGACCATCAAACGTTTGAATTTGTTCAATGCGACAGATAGATTCAGAGATTGCATTACAAACTACAGGACGTTCGTTTCGTGCTGCAAATGCAAGTGCATTACGCAAAGATGCTTGTGCTTCTTTCAGACTGTCTTCAACTTGTTGAGATAGTGCCATTAGTCAGATGCTCTCCATTGTCTAAGTTTGCATTGTTGTGATTGATATTCTTCCACCATCTCCAGAATACGATGAGCAGTGCATTTTGTCAACTGATCATCCCAACTCTCACCGTTACATCCGTCTACCCACACATTATATAATTCTGTGCAGATACTATCAATTAGTACATCATACTTCGTCATCAGTCAACACCTTTTTAAGTAGTTCTGTTACAGGTTGATTACGATCATATCCACGAATACTTCCTCGTTTAATAACAGGAGATCCTGCAATAGGTTCTGGTTCATAGATCTCATAATCGTAGTTATGTTTTGCTGCAAATCCCTTACCAGTAGTATTCCAGATACGAATTTCAGCAAGTTGTTTACCACCAATCGTCATACCGAATGGTTCAAGTTCAATTTTTACACGAAGCATAGGTCTCAAGCGGTGAAGGATAGTGTAGGATAATTAAAGCAGGGTGTCAAGAGGTGACACATCATAATTAGTAATGTATAGATGACTTACCTTGTTGCCAGAATTATCTCTACCAACAAAGTTCTGAGAATATTTGAAGTCCTTCGTAATCACGTTGTAATCGGCGTAAGCATCACGGTAGAACTCATTATCGCAATGGACTACCATCCACTTCGCAGAAGTTGTCTGAAGGCATCCTAGAAGGTCCTGGTGAAGATTTAATCCACCATCTCCCTCAGTATAACCCAAACGATCTAGATATGGTGGATCAACGAATACAAAATCATTCTCTGTCAATCCATCAAATACTTTCTCAAAACTACCATGATCAATGTCACACTTGTGCAGAAACTTATGATGCTGTAGTGATAGATTGCAACTGAGTTTTTTATAATGCCCAAATGGCACATTAAACTCACCTTTAGAGTTATATCTCTCCATACCAGAGAAACACAGTTGCCTTACAATAATATAAGCAATTGCTCGACTATCAAGATCAGTTGTATGTGACCATGGTTGATTAATGATCTCTCTAGATTTGTAATACAATTTCTCTAGATCATCATGTTCTAGCAGTTTATACTGATCGATCCATGCTTGTACATCAGGATATAGAACTGGACTACCAATAACACGATACAAATTAATGACATCACGGTTAATATCATTAAGATGTGCCATAGTTTCTAGACCAAAACTAACTGCAGCACCACCACAGAAAGGTTCAATAATCTTAGAATAAGTCTTTGGCAGAATAGTTTGAATGAAGGGCAGTTCTTTGCTTTTGCCACCCTGATATTTAATAATTGGTTTCATACTGTGAGAAGTCTAAATGCGAGATAAATTGCACCACATGCTAGAAGAATAGGCCAAGCAGTGATAGCGATGTAGATGACAAATAATACCACACAAAAGGCAAGAAATCCCATGATGGCATCACCATCTCCATCGCGTACTAGACCAGTATTAGAAGAAGATTTAGCATACATATCTCCTTCATAACGAGAACCTTTAGGGAAACAATTAATTACATCTCCAGGATTAAGTTGCTGAGCAAGAGCAAGAGCATCCTGATGATTAATTGCTTCTACTTCAGTCCATCGCAACTGTCCTGAAGGTGTTTTGATTAAGCAGCGCCAAGTGGTCATTTGTTTTTTCCTTACATGAAAAATTGTACATCAAAAAAGGGGGCGTGTCAACCCCCTGATCAATAAGTAATACTTATAGGTTATTAGCAGTCATATTCTTTTACCTCATCGAGTTGATGTTCTAACTCCATGCGTTCTTCGGTTACTTGTTTAAGAGAAGAAACTACACTACGATAATTTGATTGACATTGATCGTAAAGATCTTGGAGTTTATTATACTCATCAATAGCAGCACGATAATTCTTGTAGATCTGCTCTTTATCATTCTCAGTGTAAGCAGGATCATCAGAATAGAGAGCATCATGCTTCATATCTTGAATGTTTTCTTTACTGGATCGTACTATCTCATTCCATGCCTCTGTAAATGTTCGATCTTGAACATCAACATAATGCTCTAGCAGTGTCAATGCTGCATCAATCAATTTAGGTTCATAGTTACTATCTCGCAAAATATCACGAACAGTGAGATAACTGGTGATAGTTTCACTCAAATCATTCATTACTTTCCAATAAGGACTGGTCATAATCTTTTAAGAAGTTTTCTAATGCCATTTCAACCATAGCACCAATTTCCTCCTCTGTCAAGCCATTTAAATGACTATACTTAACATCATTTGGATCCCAAGATAGTGTAAATGTTCCATCTGTATTTTCAGTTACTTCTAAACTATCATCAGAGTTCATCAGAAATTACCTCCCCTTCATCTTTAATATCGTAGAGTTTTACAAATAATTTTTGAACTTCATTATTCATTTGTTCCATAGTTTCACTTTTAGAAGTCTTGAGAATTTCCTCAAATGACTGTTGTGCTCCGTTTAAACAAATTAAAAGAACTGTAAGTTCTTCATTGCTGAGATTTACTGTTTTCATTTTTACTTCCCGAATTTATAATAATTTGATCATCCAATCCATCATTAAATGATTTAACTAGATAATCTTTGATTAATCCCTCATCCATGCCCTCTAGCATGTTATTAATTTGTGTTTTAACATCTTTAAATGTTTTAACTACTAAATTGTCCCCATCTTTCATGATAAGTTCCTCCAAGATCAAAATTAACTGTGGTTCTTATTCCTTCCCCTTGAGGAAGAGTACCATGAATTAACCAACTCGGAAAAATTATAATCATGCCTTTTTCTGGGAGAACATGTAATAGTCTTTTCTGAGGGTGATATAAATGACTGTAATTATCAGAGTGCATTACAAAGTATATTGGTCCTCGATTATCACTCGCACCTACAGTGTCCATTAGTGGAGATGGACCATCTGGCACCTCTGTATATATTACACAAGAAACATAATCTCTGCCATGTTCATGAGGGGTATGATAAGAACCTTTATTTCCTGTCACCGTCCATCCAGAAATTATATTTAGTTTACTCCATTCAAATGGCAATAAACCATGATAAACTAATCGTCTTTGTATAATATCTTCATATGTTTCTTTTACAGTATTCCAATTTTTAGGTAGTTTAGGAATATAATCAGGACTCCATCCAGCAGGTGTAAAATATCTTTGAAATGATCCTCCACTTGCTGTAGTATAATCACTGTAATCTCTTGGATCTGCTTCTGAAACTATTTCTTCTAAATCTGAAACATTATCTAACTTGTCAATAATAATCCAATTATTACCACAAGTAATCAATTCACCACTCATACAGCATACTCCTGCTTATTATCAATAATTGCTTGCAATGCTTCTCTATGCGAAACATGTTCTGCTGCATTCATTTCTCTTTTCATAGCATTAAAATTAATTTGTATACTACTTAGAATATGATCAGGTTCATAATGTAATCTTCGTTGAGCAATTGTTGGTGGTATTAATCCTAATCCATGCATTACTTGGATCCAATTTGCTTCTCTAAACATATTATAATGATTTAAGAAATCACCCTTATCAGGATATCTATATTGATACATTTCTAATCGTTGTTCCAATCCTGGTGGAAGAGGTAAACTAGTAGCATACTTCCAAAATGCAGTATCGTTTCTCTTACAACGATAGTGTAATGCAACAAAATCTAAAATGTTATCTAATAATTCTGCAAAATGATGATTGTAATAATCTTCTGCATATGTATTTCGTTTATCATAAGAATGAATAATATTTGTCAACATAAATGCTTGCTGAATACTACATCCAATAGATGTTGCTTCTAATGGTTCAATAAAACTAGCAGATAATCCGATTGCAACACAATTTTTAGACCATGCTTTATCTAATCTACCAGGATCAAATTTAACATGTTTTGCAATTTCTAATTCTTTACCATAAAGTTCTTCAACTTCTCTGTGTGCTTCTTCTGCTGTAATAAATCTATCACAAAATACATATCCATTTCCAAATCTATTCTGTGTTGGTATTCTCCATAACCATCCGCAATCCATTGATCTTGATAGAGTAGTTGAGGGAATATCTTCTAATCTTTCTGTAGGAAATGCGATTGCTGAATTAAGAGGAAGATATTTAGAATAACTAATCCATTGAGCACCAAGAGATTTTTGATTAATAATTCTACCAAATCCTGTACTATCAACATAGAAATCATAATAATGATGATATTTACCTAACAAATAATCTACACATCCATCTTCATCAAGTTGGACGTGTGCAATATCATCCTCAATAATTCCAATACCTCTCTTCTCGCAGAGTTTATGCAAATATTCATTTAATTTGAATGTATTAAAATGAAATTGATTTACACCATGATAAGGTTTAATATGCAGATTATTGACTACATGATCTGGAACCAAATTATCAGATGGTTCTCCTCTTGCAATCATATCAGCAAATAAAAACTTTAATCCCGTCTGACTTTCTACTGTCAATTCTCCAGATAAAGAGTGAATATATCGTTGATTGTCACCATTCCAATTTACAAAATCAATTCCATATTTGAAAGTTGCATCAGTTTCTTCAATTAATTCTGCAAGATTAATATTACAATGATGCATAAAGGTAGACCAATGTTCAGTAGATCCTTCACCTACACCAATAATACCAATTTTTTTAGATTCAATTAAATCGATATGAAATTTTGGATTATCTTGCTTTAAAATTAATGCTGTAACTAATCCACTTGTACCACCGCCGACAATCGCAATTTTCATTCAACTCCTCCATTTGGTAATCTTTCAATAATAAAGTTTGGATGTGTAGCTTTTTGGCATGTATGGACTGCTAATTGTGGTGAATATTGTTCATCCAATTCGTCAAAGAAATAAAGATTATTTACATGATCCCACAACCAAGAAAGTTCCCATTCACAACCTGTTTTAATCCATGCTTTTTTCCATTCCTCTTTAAAGTTTTCACAATAATCATACTTATATTCTAAGATAATAGTTGTATTTGCAATATACCTAACTTTACTTAAAAATTCTGCAGGATTATCAAGATATTCTACCACTCCAGCAACCAGAGCAATATCAAACTTCTTGTCTCCAAAATCAGGAAACTCTACATTGAGATCACATTTTACATCACAACCATCCATAATGTCAACCCCCACATATTCTGTAGGTTGAATTAATTCTTTTAATGATTGATCTCCTGATCCAAAATGAACAACAGAAGCACCCTTTTCAACATAACGTTGAAAAAATAAATTTGATAATGACATAATAATTTTAATAATTAAACGTTTTGTGAAGATTGACCGTATCCAAGTATAACTTCTTCTACCATACACATAGAAGGAGTATCAATATTTCTTCCCCCTCCATCCCAATAACCAGTATGATTTATATGAATATTGTGATTTCCTTCAGCATATGATCTAATTCTATATCCAATTTGTGATCTTTTTCCTGCACCCCAAGAAGGAACCATGTATTCTCTTTGTCCTTGTCCCTCTTGATGATGATTTGATTGTGAATGTCTACCATATTCAACATCATCAACATAAAAAATCCAATGACTAATAGAGTGAGCACTGCCATACCATCTCATATGAGCATTCATACTAAATCTAATGTGACTATCTGATCTTGAAGGTTGAAACCATAACCAACATCCAGGAGCCCAATAATATGTATTTACAGGTCTATACCATCCATCTCTGTAGTTAACTGTCTGCCTTTGTACAACTCTAGACACAAGATATGTACCTGTTACAGTACTGCTACCAGATGCATTACCTACGCTATTTACTCTTAAAGTTGCTGACATAATATTTTATAATGGTGATGGTAAATATTCTTCTGCTCTAGCTAATACTGGGACATAAAAAGTATTTCCTCCTCCATCCCAATAATGTCTAGCATTAAAATGTACGCAATGTGGACCGTCACTGTATTGTCTTACCCAATATCCCATCGTAATTGGTTGAAGTTGATTACCAAAATCTGATACAGGTATTTGCCATTTTAGATTGTGACCATGTTCTTGGTGATCATTGCTCTCAGAATGTCTATGATATTCAACATTATTAACGTAAAATCTCCAGTGACTAATTGAGTGAGCATTTCCACCTCTCCATCCTAAAGCACAATCAAACATATAATCAATTACACTGTTAATTCTTTTTGGTGTAATTGTAATATAACTACCTGGCAAAGGTCTCCATTCATTCTGTGGATTATAGGCACCCCATTGAGTTCTCTGCTGTATTCTTTGCAAAGTCCTTCTCTGTAGTTGATTGATCGTAAGAGATGTACTACTACTGTTAGTTCTAATAGTATCAACAAATAATTGGGATGCCATTGATTATTACTCTGGTTTTGGAAACTGCTCTTTAATTTCTAATCTTTTTGCTTGAAGTTCATCAGCATATCCAGGGTTATCTTCCATAATCTTATCCCAGAGAGCAATGATTAGTTCCTCTTTAGATGGATAACGACCTGGGAGTGCTCTTTGCATTCTAACTCTTTCAAGTGCAACTTCATCTTTAATTTCTTCCCACTTTGCAGCAAGTTCTTCTTTTGATGGTTGAGGACTATCTGCTAACCATGTAATATCCTCATAGTTTGGTCCTCTAACCCCATAAGGTTGTCCTGCATAAAATCTATGCATGACCTCACCATAATCTACACCATCATCTGCAAGTGGAAAATCCATCATGTTCTCTTCCATTTTAATCTTAACCTCCTTTTTTTATTATTTATCGAATATTAATAGTTCTACCTACTCCACCACGCTCTTCATTGCCAGCAGTTCCCAACCATTCTTCAACTAAAAGATAACCAAAAGCATTTTGTCTGCTACCTGTTCCATTCCAATAGTTTGTACTATATGCGCGAACTGTATGGTTATTTTGAGAATATGATCTCATTTGATAACCAATTCTACCATTTGAAGTTCCCCAGGAAGGAACCGTCCACTTAAAAGTATTCCCTTCTTCTAAATGATTTCCAGATTCACTATGCATAAATGTAAGAATACCATTAACATAAAATTTCCAATGACTAATTGCATGACTGGCGTTTACCCATGCACGAGGTATTCTTGCCCAGAAAAATAATCTACTATCAGCTCTTTGTGGTGTAAAATCAACAAAAGCACCAGGTAACCAAGCATAAGAATTACTTGGATTCCAATCTCCACCAGTATAATCTGCACTATATCTTTGAATACATCTTGCATTCAATTCTGAAACAGGAATAGTATAATTCTGTAAAGATAATGGAGATTGATTAACAGTACCTAAATTTTTAAGTGTAACTCTAGATGGCATTATGCTACCTCCCCTGAACCAAGAACTTCATCAACCATTAGTTGACCATATGCGTTTTGTCTGCTACCTGTTCCATTCCAATAGTTAGTATCATACCATCTTAAAGTATGATTATTTGTAGCATATGCTCTAATTTGGCATCCTATTCTAGCATTAAATGTTCCCCATGAAGGAACTTCCCACATATATGTATCTCCATCTTCCAGATGAGTTCCAGCTGCAGAATGATACTTGAATAATCTACCATTAGCATAAAATTGCAAATGACAAATCGCATTACTAGCATTTACCCAGGCACGAGGAGCTCTCCAAGCATATTGAATTAAACTATCAGATCTTTGAGGTGTGAAATCTACAAAAGATCCTGGCACCCAAGCATATGATGTACTAGGATTCCAAGAACCTCCAGTATAAACAGATTGATATCTTTGCAAATATCGATTATTATACAATTCTTTTACAGGAATTGTAATATTACTAGCAAGATTTGTAATTCTATCTACAGAAATCATGATTACACCTACGATGCTAAGTATTCTTGAATATAAGTTTGACCATAACAATTTTGGTTGCTGCCGCCGCCTTCCCAATACTGAGTAGAATAAACTCCTACTTCATGGTTATTTTGAGAATACATTCTCATTTGATAACCAATTCTACCATTTGAAGTTCCCCATGATGCAAAGTCCCACACATATGTAGCACGATGCTCTTTATGATGTCCACTAATCGAATGCCTGCCTTGTTCTGTGCTTCCATTTGAATAAAATATCCAATGACTAATTGAATGAGCATTTCCTGCCCATCTTGCAACAGGAAGTGTCCAGTAACATCTTATTCTAGATGATGCTGATAATGGAGTATAATCAACAAATGCTCCAGGAACCCAAGCATAGTTATTATTATTTCTCCATCCACCACCAGTATAGGTACTTCTAGTTTCACGAAGAATTCTTCTCCTCAACTGATCCAAAGAAAGAGGATCAAGATTAGGATCTGGACTAATAGTATCGGTAACAAGTGTACTCATGTTGGTAAATACTCCTCGATTGTCATTAAAGCTCTACAAAATTGAACAGATCCACCACCATCCCAATATCCAGTAGAGTGTAGTCGATTACGATTACTATTTCCATACCATCTCATTTGATATCCAATTCTTTGTGTTCCACTGTGCCAAGGAACATCCCACATATAACAATGTCTAGTTTCATAGTTTTGAGAAGATATACAATGTCTACCTCTTTCTACAGAACCACCTTGAGTATAGAAAATACAATGCATAATATTATGACCATCAATATAACCTACAGAAAAATTACAAGTAACTCTAGCTCTTACGTTCTCAGAAGATGCTCCAAAAAATGCGTAGTCCCACCATAATCCAGGAGCCCATCCGTAGTTTGTACCAGGATCCCAAGTACCACCAGTATATTCTTGATATACTGTTCTAATAATCCTACCTCGTAATTGTGCTGTAGGAATTGCAACTGTAAGATCTGAAGTTGCTATTGTATCAACCCTAAGGTTACTCATATTTAACCTCCTAACCTAAATCAGGTCCAGTAAGATCTTGCCTTTCTCCAGGTTGAGGTGAAGCTTCAGGTTTTGTTGGCCATGGAACATTTTTTAAAACCCCATCTTGAAGAACAGGATTGATATCCAAATCAGTAATATCTCTAAGAGCCTGCATATAATCTACCCATTCTTGAGGAACTGGTTCATTTCTACTCATAGAGCGAATAATAATCCAATCACATTCCTTAAGTTTTGCATTACGAACTCTTCTAACTGCTTGCATTGGTGCTAGTTTTTGAAGTCTAACAGCCTCTGCTTCTACTTCTTCTTTTGTTGGTTTTAAAGATGGATCATCATTCCAAGTCAGTCCTTCCCAATCTTCTCCAACTAAACTCCACGCACAACTTGGACGAAGAGAAATAATAGCTGCAGCAAGATCAGGTTTTGAATATGCGTATTTTGTTTCTTCTAATGTATAATTTGGAGCAGATGATTTTTCTGCATCTCTTACATCAATTTCTTCCGCCATATACAACTCCAGTTTTATCTTTATTTATGCCTGAGGATATGCCCATTCTTCAACTAATCCGAAACTGACACCTTGTTCATAACTATCTCCTCCATTTTGATAGTTTGACCAAGTTGCATTTAAAACAAATCCATCATCTCTGTTATTTGCGTTCTTAACCCAAGGTGTATAAGTAACAGGATTTAAAGTTTGTGGACGATCCCACCAACCAAAAACTACATTAATTGGTGTACTGTCTGTATTATTATCATAGTGCAGAACAGCAACACCATTAGAATTCAACCATGTATCATATAATCCTGCTTCTGGAATTTGTTGTAATGCTTGACCTCCAGAAATTGAGTTATTGTTTCTAGCAACTCCCATAGTATTATCCCAGGATGCTTCGCAAAAAATATTGTATTCAATATAAAACCAACTGTTGATTGATTTTGGCTGCACTACAATTTCTAATGGTTCTAGTAATGTAGCTTGTGTTTGTGTGGGTCTAATAATGTTATTTTCTGGTCCTGGTCTTCTATCGTTGTTTTGTACACGATAATATACTCTATCCATAGAAACTTTATAACGTACCTGTACAACAGACCCAGGCATGTATAGTGATGATGGAGAATTAATGAATACTGTAGAACTAGTATTCCCTTGAATTGTATTTACTTTTAATTGGCTCATGATTAGTAATCTGCAGAAATTTCCCAAGCAAATCCATAACTAATTCCTATTTCATGGTTTCCAGTACCAGTGCTACCAGATGTTCTATTAAAGAAATAAGTATAGTTGCTACCATTAGATGATCTAACAGCAACATCATAAGTTTGTGCGGATGTTGCTCCAGGACGATCATACCAATCAACAGTATGAAGATGAGGTGTGCTATCTACGTTTTGATCATACAAACAAGTTGTAATACAACTATGTCTAGCATTTCCTCTTTGTGTATTATATCCTATAAGACCATTATTTCTACGAACAAGAAATACGACATTCTCATTCCCTTCTCCATGAAGCATCCATCTCAATCTAATGGTGCTATTTGAATATTTTGGAGTAATTACTAATCTTACATCAGTGAGTGGATTACCATCTCCACTATTACTAGCAGAATATGTAGTTCTATTATCACTTCTAACATACCAATGATTAATATATGTATTTGGAGCTCTTAATGTGTGCCCTGACTGCATCGAAAGAGTGTTTCCTGTTGCAGGAGCAATAGATCCAACAGTTATTGTTCTTGGCATTATCTTGCAATCTCCCTTAATACAAACATACTGACACCTTTTTCATAATCCCCCCAATAGTTATTCCATGATTTATTTACACGAATACTATCATTACTATTACTTGCATATCTAGCACCAATACCGTATGTATAAGTAGAAGTTCCACCAGGACGATCTACAAATTTAATATGCAACCAATCTGGTGTACTACTCCTATCTTGATCATAACGTGCTCCAGTAACTCCACTATATTGAACGTTACCAACGGCCGTATTATATCCTATATATCCAGCTGTATTGGTGATAGATCCATTTCTTAAAATTTGAAATGTAATATCATTGGAAGATTCATAAAATAAAAATATGTCCATCCATATTTCACTATCACTATATTTTGGTGTGATAGCAGTATTTAATATTGATATTTCTCTACTTACGTTGTCAGCATTAGTTGCATATGTAGCAATAACATCCGTCATGTTCCAAACACATTGAATAACTGTGCCTGGAACTTTCATTAGAGTTCCAGCAGCAACTCCAATAACATAATCGTTTTCTGCTCTTCCGATTAATTCATCAACAATTACTGTACTCATACAATACTCCAGTCTCCATTGACCGTAACAGTTTGTCCACTTGCTATAGTAATTGGTCCAGCTGTCATACCATTGGTTCCAGATGGAATGGTAAGTGAAGTAGAAATTGTAGCACTATTAGTTCTAATAATCGATGCTGATCCAAGATAAGGAACTTCATCAATTGTTACTGCCCTGTTTCCAGCAATTGTCAGTTGCGAACCATTAAATGTCAAGTTGGAAGATGAATTCAAAGCACTAGTACCATTACCATACAACAAATATCCAGAAGTAAAAGATGTTTGCCCTGTTCCACCTTTATTAACAGCAACTGCTGAACTTAAGTTAGCAGGGTTCAAATAATATGAACCTGCTTGTCCGCCAAGAGTTCCAGCATTTAACAAACTCCAAGCAGTTCCATTATGAAAGTAAATATCATTTACACCAGTGTCATAAATCAAATAACCTGCACTAACACCTGTCAATCCAGTTCTAGATGCAGTTGCAAGTGCAGGAAGTCTGAAAAAGCTAGTTGATACGTTATTGAAATTCAACGTCTGCAACGTTGCCGTTGTAGTCGTATTAATCTGAGTTTCTGTAATCTGCTGGCCCATAAGACTATTACTCCGTTATATTAATATTTATTATAATGGTAGTTCTCTAATGTGAATTGTATCCCTAGCAGAAGGAATATGAGTACCAGTGAATACAACGTTTGTGCCCGAAACATTATAATGAGTAGCAGGTATTTGAAGAACACCATTTAAGAATACAAGAACACTGCTGGAAGTATGTGCTGTTAATGCTGTTAAAGCAAATGTTGTTGTAGTACCATTACCAGTATAGTTACGAGAAACATATTTACCACTTAATCCATAAGTACCAGTTACACTTAAATTACCTGTAGCATTTAAGTTACCACCAACATTTAATTTAGCCGTTGATATTGGAGCGGCGCCAATGCCAACGTTTGTGGTCGTTGATAAAGCATCAGCAGTAATGGCAAAGTTACGAAGATCAAATACTTTAGTATTAGTTAAACCAAACTGATACCATGTGGTTCCATAATATAACCAACCCAAGTTTCTGCCATATCCAGTTGTAGTACTAGTTGGATCCCAGCTGGTATTCCAAATAATATCTCCGTTACTTGGAGTTGTATAATATGTTGGCAATACAGGGTTTCCAGAAGTGTTGGTTGGAGCAATTAAGGTTCCTTTAAGAACTGTACCATCGTTATTAGAATAAGTAATCTTCTTAGCTTGGAATTCTTGATCTGAAGTAACTTTTGATTGGAAAGTAACAGGACCAGAGAATAATGATTCTAAGGAGTTACTATCACCACCAATAACAGTTAGTTTATCAGTAAGAACAAGTTCAGAGAATGTCTGAATGGTAGTTCCTTCTTCACCTACAACATTTAACTGTGCAATGTCACTAGAAGTAATTTGACCTGTAACTGGGTTAATAACTTGGTTACCAATGAATAGGTCACCATTTGAGTTTAGACCAGAATAGAATGAAACTCCAGCTGCCTCCTTCAAACACTGAGCATATTTAACTTGATCAAAGGTAAGAACTTCAATCTGTGTTTGTGGGAATGCAGTTGAGTAGTTACCAGGACCAAATCCAACATATTCAAAGGTATGGTTACCAGAACGTTGAATAGAGTGACGACGAAGTTCAATTAGTAGATCGACTACTGTACTTCCTTGTAATTTAAGTGGAATTTTTCTTGTCTCTGCATCGCCTGCATATGCAGTAACTGTAGTTGTTCCAAGTTTATTTAACGTTGACGTATATCCTAAGGCATTACTTGTCTCTGCAAGGAAAAATTCTACTGCTTCTTTAGTAATACTACGCTTAGAATCAACGGTTGTTCCATCAGATGTAGCACTTACTGCTCCAATAGTTACATTATCAGCAATTGAAATTGCTGCTAATGGATCTGCTTGAGGATTATCTCTATCAAATGCAGGATAAACTTCATTCACATTTTGTGAAAACTTGTAATCACTATAATTTGATGTTGTTGGAGAAATTGACGCACATAATACTGTTAGATAGAAAATACCATCTTGTACATCAGAAATAAAAGGTTGAATTTTTTCAGACTCATAAACGTAAAATACTTTATTATAATCTGAAGCTGTTCCCTGTCTAGGTTGAATAACATATCCAGTCAAAGGATCTCTAGGCAGTGGTTTAGCACCTTTAGGAATAACATATCTAAATCTATAAATTCTGTCCTTCAGTGTTCTTGCGTCAGAAATTCTCTTAATGAATGCTGAAGGCGTAAAGTTCAAGTTATTATAAATTGTACTTGTATTCAGTTCAGTATAAATTGTATTTGTAGCACCTTGAACACACTGAATATACCATCCACCAACAACGTTACCTAGTCCAGAAATATTATAAACTGTACTATCATATTTGATTGGACTATTTGTTTGTCCTGCTGTAGTTCCTGTTACTAGTCCAGTATTATTGGATGGAGAAATTCTTGCTTCTCGAATAATATTACCTGTCGTTGTCTGAAGATTACAGAATAATCTATCAGGTAAAGACTGCGTTGTATCATATCTAGCACCAATTTGATAACCTTGTGCTTTAACAGGAGGAGCAGTTGAAGCATTAGTATATCCATATAGATATAATCTTGCACCAGTTCCAGATGCTCCACCTAAAGCACCAACATGTTTTGTTCTCTTAACATCAATATTTACCCAGTTAATAGAAATCTCAGTACCAAATGTAATATAACCACTTACTGTTGAAGCATTAGCAACTGAAAGAGTAATTACTGTACCATTAATTGCAGATACTGTAGCATTTGTTCCTATTCCATTACCACTAACTGCTTGTCCTTGAACAATACCATTATTATTAGCAACAGTAATTGTAAATTGTCCTGATGTACCAGTTGCAGTAGTACTTACAACATCTAATTGTTTTGGAGGAATGACATGTGTAAATGTTCCTGCTTTATCTTTAGTAAAGGCAGCTGCTTTAAATCCTCTACATCTCAATGCTGTACTACCAAAGTTAGAGTTACTGTTAGTGATCGACATGTCAGCACCACTATCAGCAAAGAAGTGATCACCATATGCAACAGCGAACACCGAAACGACCTGAATAAAAGCATCATTAGCAGCTTTAATGTGGCAATGTCGCCACCCCTGTTTATATCGACATGCACCATCTAAGTGAGAACCTGATCCACCGTCATCATATGTTTTAGTAACTGAATTATATCTTACAAAAGCTCTATCATCTTTCTGCAGAGATAGTCCCGTAAACTGTGCAACAACCATAGATTTAAAACCAGTTGTTCTAAATCCATCAGCATTCATACCATTCAATCCCCAAACAGATCGCAATGAACAGTTGAAGATATATGGTGAAGCACTGTCTACAGTATCAATTTCAACCTTTGCAAGAATATTTGTACCAATAGCATTACCAGACGGTTCAGATGCCATCTGATAAGTGAATAATGAACCTTGTGCCGAAGTAACTTGGAATGATCCATTATACAATGCAGCATCAAGATCTGATTGCGGTCCTGTAGATCCAATAACACCACTGACATTAATTGAAATGCCCACAGAGAAACCATGGTTTACTGGAGTATCATCCTCGTCTACAGTAATAGCAGTTGCTGTTTGACCGTTCCTGTTAATTGATAGGACACGAAATTCGTCAGAAATTGGACCAACAATTCTGTTTTCTTCAACTCTTGCTTGTAACTGATCTTGTCCAGGTGCTCCAGAAGTATCAGGAATAGAAGCGTATGCTCTTGAAATCTTTTGATAATAAAGTTCTAGATCAGTTCTATCTGATAAGTTTGGATCTCCAACTCCACTTGGAATTGTAAGTCTAGATCCACCATCTGCACTTGAAAGGTAACCAAGAGTATTTCTACCATCAGCAAATTCAAATGCTGTCAACTTATGGTGAGAGAAGCTTGGTTGAATAGTTCTGGGATCACCAGGAAGATAATATACTCCTGTTTCATCACCATCAAAAATGGTGAACTGCCACATATAGCATCCACCAGTAACTCTGAATATTGCTGAACTCTTTGGTTCGTTTTCTGAACTAACGCCAATCGAAGATTTTGTTGTTGGATATGGAACATACTTAGGAACAATTTTTGTTCTTCTGAGGTCAGATCCAATAATTGAACAACCTCTAGGAACAATTACACCACCTTCAACAGAATTAAACTTATATAATACGTTTGATGGATTAGTAATATCAAAGTTACTGTTACTATCTAATGGTGCAATCTGTGTATAATCAAATTCTCCTGGTCTATTATCAATAATATATTCGGAAGGATACAGATAGATACTAAAAGCATCAAATTCGTCGTTTGAAAGTCCTACTCTATACGAAAATCTAGCAACTTCTAAAAATGCTCTTTGTAAAGTTTTAAACGGTCTTAGAGCAGAGTTGCCCCTATTATCAATCGAATCTGTAGCATCAAAATCGTCTGGGTTGACGTAAATAATACGCCCAGTACGAGAAGTGACAATATTCTTTAATCTTGTTAATGACATTTCTTATTTCCGTATAGAGGTTAAGAATTATAGCGATTGAGTATACTGAACAACTGCAAAGTCACTAGTGACATCCTCAAATCCATCCAAAACATAACTAAGAGTATTAGCAGTTGAATATATAACAATATTTTGTCCAGGTCCAACTACAATTCCAGAATTTTTATCAGTGACATTTCCAGAAATTGCTTTATCATAAAAAATGTAATCTGCAGTATCATCAACATCAGTATTTGTCGTTACAGCAGAAGGTGTAATTAAAGTTCTAGCAGACCCTGATAACTTAGGAGTATCATAAAATGCATTACTTGTAGTAAATACTGCTGATCCCACACCCAGAGAGACTTTCAAACTAGTAGAACTATAACTTTGTACATATCCATAAGGACCAGTTGTTACTGTTCCTACAGTCTGTGTAGTATTGCCAATAACAATTACGTCAGTCGATATCCAAGTACCTGTAGGATCATATACATAAACCTCACTATAACGAGGATCTGGATCTACTGTAACTGCTCCACCAAATCCACTATTAGCATCTTCATAATAGAATAATGAATAAACACCACTAATATTAGAATTGGTAACTACAAACTGAGTATATGCACCAGAACTACCTGGTGTACCACTTGTTGTTACACCTTCTGTTGCACCAAAATTTCCATTACCACCTTCTGAAATATCTGCAAAACTAAGTACATATCCAGTATTACTGGTATCATTTGTCAAAAATCTATATGTTCTTCCAAGATCTAAAGTTAGAGTTGCATATCTACCATATGTACCCGATCCCAAATCAAATACATATTGGTTTGAAGAACTATAAGTAGTAGATGTATTAGTTGCTGTAGCCCCACTTGGAGAAGCAGTGAGTGCATCTTGATCTGCAAAAAATCTAAGAACGAGAGATCCCGAGTTTACATAACGTGTAATCGTTGCTCCGTTTGCCGCAGTAGCAGCAGTTGTACTGAATGATGCCCTAGTAACTGTAAAATCACTAGCATTTACTGCAGTAATCGTCAATAATTCATTACCAATTTTAATATAATCACCTTGAGAGAAACCTGCAGTACTAGCAACTGGAATAGTGGTATCACTAGCAGTAATACCTCCTACTTGGTTAATTGTAGTAGTTATTGGACTTGCACTAGCACTCAAAATACTTGCTGTAGTTCCTGCAGTGTGTGCAGCTGCAGTAGTAGCAAGAGACCCTCTAGTGACATTTAGAGTTCTATTAGTAATACCTGTAACAGTAATCAATTCTGAATCTGCATAAAGATAATCTGTTGCAATAACTGTAGATACATCATTAACAATAATTGAAGTTACCCCACTAGTAACAGGAGAAATATTTAAAGTAAGACCATTTGTTGAAGTTGCATACACAGTAGCAGATAATCCAAATGTATTGCTAACAGAATCACCTACAGCAAAAGTTCCAGAAGGACTGGAAATATTAATATCACCTAAAGAAGCAACTTTAACTCCAATACTGATATTTGATGTTGGAATTACAGCATCGAGTAACTTTGCAGTTTTCTTACCATCAGCACTAGTAATATTAGCACCTGGACTAAATTCACTTAGTTTAACTCCAGGAGAAAGTGCTAATTTGTAAGATGATACTGGATTTCCTCTATAGAAATTTTGAGCAGCAGGAACTGTCAAAATTTGATCATAATCTTTTAAGGCAACTCTATATGAAGTTGCACTAGAACTCTGATTGCAAACATTTAATACAGCACTAGCTGATCCTGTGATTGGACACCTATACAATATCGTATTGGTTGTTGCTGCTGGTTTTGATGAAGCTAATTTACCTGCGGTCATTTTCTAATTACCATCCTGCTAAAAAGTGTGATTGAAGTCTTAGTCTGCCTCCGAAACTTGCTGCTGATAGAGCACCCCCAAATGCAATTCCTTCAACTGCAGTATTATCAGTTGAAAGTAGAGTAGCATTTCCATCAGGAAATTTAATTGTTCTATTAGTAGTAATATTTGATAAATCAAAATTAATTACTCTAGAACTATCTACACTATCAACAAACTTTGCTTTATCTATACTCTTATTATATAGGATTTGTGTAGCTCTTTCAGTAACTACAATACTTGGAGTTCCAGTTACATTTAAAGATGCTGCAGGAAATCCAAAATTATAGTTATTTCCTGAAGTTTGATTAGTTAAACTAAAAGTAATTTTTTTGGTAGGATCAACTGTATCAGCAAATGTAGGTGAAAGATAATTTTTATTGCTAATATTTTGAGCATTTGCTTCACCAACCACAGTAATATTTGAGTTTGGAAATGTTACTGTTCTTGGAGAAGATACTCCCTCACAACTAATAATAATTTTACCAGTAGAGGTAGTAGTATCTGCAAATGAAGTAGCGATTAAACTTTTATTTGATAAATTTTGAGTTGCTAAAGTATCTGCAAGTTCTACCGAAGTGAATGCATTACCTGGATCTGGAAGAAAATAAGTTCTGGTAGAAAGAGGAGTACCAGACCAATTAATTCCAAAAGAAGCTCTCTTATTTGTATCATCACCATCTAAAATAACAAGATCACTTTCTGAAATATTAATCTGCTTATTACTTAGAGTTTGAATTGTGTCAGTTCCAACCAAAGTCAAAGTTGAACCTTGAATTAATGGAAATGCAACTGTTCTTCCGCTTGTCGGACCAGTTACTCCAGAAACGATAGAATTTAAATCAAATTTGATCTTTTTGTTACTATCAAGTGCATTGGTAACAACTAAATTAGTATCAGTAACTCTAAATTCTCCACCAACTGAAATAAATCCACCAGCTTTTGGAACAAGACGCAAACTAGCATTAGGAGCAGTATCATCTAAAAGAGAACAAGTAATAGTTGCATCAGTACCAGAAACTGATCTTTGATATAACAGTCCAGCTGGACCAAATGCTACACCTAATTCATTTGCAGCAGACTGATAAAATCCAGTTGATCTATTAAGACTAAACGCAATTCCTGGAGCTGCCTTACTTCCTGAAGAAGCACAACGAAGTACTTGACTTGTTTTTGCTTGCCTATTAGGAGAAAGTGGGTCAGAAACAACTACTGGTAGAATTGCCTCTGAAGTTAGCTCAGCATCAGTAATTGGTTGTAGTTGTGTAATCTTTTTGGTTACTGTTGCCACTTAATTATCTCACCTATTATCTACAGTTTTATTTATAACGTTTAAAGCCCCCGACAAGATTCGAACTTGCGACCAGCGGTTTACAAAACCGCTGCTCTACCACTGAGCTACAGAGGCATAATTATTGATCTATCATTAGATCTTGAATTGAAACACTATCTTCAGTGTATTCTAACTCAAATAACAATGGGTGTACACATTCAGCAATAAGATAACTAGATCCTCTTCCAATATCTTCGATAGAGATTGGATCTGAATTTCCAACTTCTAAGTAGACTTCAGGATTTATTTTTTCTTCCTGGGTAACATCATCCCAGGAAAAAGGAACACCATTTGCATAATATACTTTAACAATACCTCTACTGAATAGAAATTGATACTTAAGATGTATCGTTATTTTCATCTATCGAAACAATTTGTTTTATGGTTAGAAGATTGTAGCTCCATAACCAAATGTAGAATTGCAGGTCTTGGATCGCAATCCCCACAAGTAAAAGCATCTATTGCAGCACACTGACGTTCTGGCCAAGTATGAATACTTAAATGACTTTCAGAAAGTAAAGCAACCATAGTAATACCATGAGGATCAAATTGATGATATGAAATATTCAGAAGAGTTGCTTTTGATTTATTTATTGCCTCAACAAAGGCACTTTTAAGGAATTCTACATCATTAAGTAATAGTGCAGAACAACCATAGACTTCAGTTACACAATGTTTTCCTAGTTTTTCCAATTACATAAATTCTCCAATTTACTTATGTATACAAGTAGGAGCAGGGAGACTTGAACTCCCACGGGCATAAGCCCAACAGATTTTAAGTCTGGTGTGTCTACCGATTCCACCATGCTCCCAAGAGGGGAAAGTTTCCTTCCCCCAACACTTCCCTCACACGGACAAGAGTAATATAGCAGGGTTCGGGCAGGTTGTCAAGGGGTCAGACAATTTCAGTCGGTTTTAAGAATTCTTGTTCTAGTTCTTTAAGATCTTCCGCAATCGACATTTGATCTACGTCTGGAGTTTCCAATGGAATGTTATTAGTTATAAGGTCTTTTAACTCATCATTAATTGGTACGCATAAGACTGCCTTTCCTTGGTTCGTAACGATCTTAATTGTAGTACCTCTTTGTACAAGTGTCAAGCAGAAATCAAAGTTTTGTGAGAATTCATCTTCTGCAATTTCTAAAAAATTATTCATAAAAGTCTCCATTAATTTAACATAATTACTGTTCCCATAATCACAACAGTACCTGCCGCAGCAGTGATTGTGATTGCTCCAGCAGCACATGTAGTGGTAAATGGACCTGCAGCAATACTATTTACCATACCACCAGCAGCAACATTATTTACAATACCACCAGCAGCAACATTATTTACAATACCACCAGCAGCAACACTATTTACCATAGGTCCACAACTTGTAGTTGTAATAGTTGGGACTGCAGATCCTGGAGCAAGACCAGGAATAGTTGTAGTTAAAATACTACCACTAACAGTTGTTGTAATTCCAGTAATCACCTTTGGTAAAGGTGAAGGTGGAATATTAATGTTCTGCATTAAATGTGGTGTATTAATTGTTGTTGAACTACCACCAGATAAATTTAAATCATTTGAAGCATTTAAGTTAATTGATCCTGCATTAATATTATATGTGTCCGAGATAAGTTTAATGTCTGTTCCACGATGAGCGGCAACAGTAGTAGAAGCAGATGTCATTTGAATTCTACCACTTCCTCCAATATCAGCTTCTCCCGCAAAATGAATTACACTTTTAACTTGCTTTTTAGCAGTTGAATTCTTTTTACCAGTTTTAATATTTCTAGGTTTGGGAGCACTAGCAACATTGACAAACATGCCGCCACCTATTTCTAAATGAAAATCACCATTAACTTTTAATCGAAGATCCCCATCAATATTCATAAAGTGATCTCCACCAACTTTATGCATATGATCTAACGGAATATTTTCTGTTAAAGTACCAGCATAACCCCAATAGTCACCAACAAGACATTTTTTGGGGTCTAAAAGACTTTTTGCTTTTTCTTCTGGAGTTTGCCCTGCTTGTTTTTGCTTCTCTCCTTTTAAGTATTCTGCATGTGTCTTTGTATCAACCTTAGATTGAGTATGAGTAGTTCCATTACCTCCACGAGTAATTGTACTTTCTATTCCTGGAGTGGAATTTTGGAGAATATATGCACCGTTAGCAAAAGTTTGAATAGTTGAAAGTAATGGATTGATATTTTGAAACATAATATCAAAGATACTTTGTTTATCTCCATTACCAACTTCAAAATTAATTAATTCATTGATGTTTTGTTCATCACAAGCAGTTCCACCTAGAAATGGAACCCATCCATCAGTCTGAGGTTGTGAAGGTTTTTGATTACATCCAGTTTCAAAAAGACTAACTAAATTAACAATAAAATCAACAATTTGCTGTACACTTAGTTTTTCAAAGTCTATTTTGAAAATATTTGTTCCTAATGAACCAGTGACTTCATCAACACCTTTAAATGCTTTAGCAATGCCTTCAATCTGTTTCATTACACTTAAAACTTGCTTTACCATACTTAGAATTTGTCTAAGTTGATTGAAGATATATTCTTTAATACTTTCAACGGTCGTTAAAATACCAGAAGCCAAATCAAATGCTTTATTAACTAATCCTGTAACAAAACTTTCAACAAAACCCATTGGATCACTCAAAAGAGCAAAAATTGTGGCATCTAATCCACAAAGAAGTTGCTGTAACACTTGAGCAATCCCTTTCATAACGATAGTAGCTACAAGGGGAACTCCTGTAGATAATGATTTTTTAATAGGATCTAATACATCAGCAATTAAATTCATTACTGCCTGCTTAATTGTACCTAAAAATCCAGATAAAATTGTAGTAATTAAATTTTCTACTTTAGCAATAATTCTATCAACCTTTTCAACTGCTCCTGTAAGCATATTAACAAATCCACCCTTACCATCAGGAACACTTTCTGAAAGAGTTGCTGCTAATTCTTCTAAAGCAACACAAATAGAATATTCATATGTTTGCCAAACACCTTTAATACCATCAGCTGCAGGTTGCTTACAACTCGAAAGTTTTGGTTTTGCTGTATTTGCATCACTACCCTGAGAAAAAGTAGGTGCTTGCTGAGGAATATCTGGTCTAGGAGTTCCACCTTTAGAAGGATCTGTTCCACCAGTAGCAGAAGGATTTGGAGATGGAGATGTATTTCCTCCACTAATAGTTTGATCACCTCCAGGTGTTTCAATAAAACTATTAGGAGTTCCCTTATGAAGAGCTGTTCCATCTTCAGCAACATCATTTCCTGCTGCCCATTGAGCAGCAATTCCACCATCTTTACTAATAAATCCTTTATTAATAGTTCTTAAGACACCCATCACAACAGGTAATTGGGCTTCTTCACCATCCATGAAAAATCCCATAACAATTGCACCTGGATCCAATTGACCTGCAGAATATCCTAATCCATCAGTTCCTGATTGATTAGTTGGTTGTAATACCAATGCCCAAGGCAAATTTTTGTTAGGTAAAGCAGTTTTATACTCTTTAGTTGGTCCAGTATACCAACCAAGAACTCTAACTTTAACTCTACCTAGATGTAGTGGATCATCCTTATCTTCTACTTCTCCAATCCACCACACATAAGATCCACGACCCATAAAATCGGTCTTATTCTCACCTATAATATTTTCAATACTAGCTGCCATGAATTTATTGTGGGAATTACTTGATTATTTATTCTCTGTTGGACAATCATTTGCCCAGACTGCACATATTCTCATTTCTCCTCCAAGCAGTTTTGATTCACCTGTTTGAAGATTTGGATCAATATCTTTTTCTGAATATCTTGGTTTATATTTTTTATCTGCTTCCTCAATAATGCGATTATACTCTGGAGTTACTTGATCGATTGCTCTATCTACATCTCGTTTAATTCTACGATCTATAGCATTAGGATCTCTCAATATTAATTCATTAAGAATACCACCTGGAAAAAATTTTCTTTGGGCTTCATCTAATAAATCCCACAATCCACTTTCAGAAATCCCTGTACATTGTGAAAGTGTTGCTATAATTACTGATAATACAGTTCCAACTATGATTAGTTGTTTATTATCAGGTTTTTTGTGACCAAAATTAAAATTAAACATAAGAAAGGGGAGGTCTGCAGCTCTCCCCTTATATATCAAACTTCTACCGTAATCAGTCGAGAAGCATAATCATGTGCATAAGATGTACGAGCACCATGATGCCCCCAACCAATCCAACTATACGCATAGTCCATGTAACGATTGATAGATTTACCAGGAACTTTCATCTTATCTTCAATCTCTTTCCATTGGACTTCATTTGTAAGATAACGAAGTTGCGTATGAATATTTGATGGTGAACCACCAAACTTCTTAGCAAAATCACCCAATCCATAATAACGGTTGGCAGATGTCCATTGGATCAGTCCATAACCGCCGTAGCAGTTATTCCAACTGGTCCTTGCACCACCTTCACAGATATTAGGCACGAACATAGATTCTTGCTTAATGTTACCCATGATGGTAGCTAGGGCGTTTCTGTCTTTAATTCCTTGATCTTGGAAAAATTCCAAAGCAAGGCTTTCATGTTCTGAACACCCTTTACAAATTAACCTTTTCTCCTTAGGCTTTTCAGGTGCAACCTCCTTGGTCGCTGTCGTTTCAAACTCCTTTATAATAGAAAACGGCACTGGAGGTGTCGTTAAAGGAGGAAATATCGGCATCGTTGCCATATTGGTTGTAACCGTTGCCAAAAGAGGCATGGTTACAGTTGTAAAGTAATTAAACATTAACTCCGATTGAACTCTACATCCGTATAGAAAGGGGGTACACCCTTTTCTCAAAGGGCACTTTCCACGGCTCTAAAGGCAATACTCAAACTCTCATAATAAAAATTGGTACTACCTATGGGAACAGATAGATTTGAACTATCGACCTCTGCGTTATCAGCACATTGCTCTACCACTGAGCTATGCTCCCATATGGGCGATGAGGGATTCGAACCCCCGACCAATTGCGTGTAAAGCAACTGCGCTACCGCTGCGCTAATCGCCCGATTTGAAATTAATAGTAGCACGATACTACTATTCTGTCAACCCCCCCTACTAATCTTCGTAAACTCTACATTCAAGAGCGTCTGGATTGCTGTCACAGAACAATTCCAATGGTGTTGGGTCATGATCTTCACCAGGATGATTTTCTTTATATGCTTCTAATGCAGAAAGTTCTTCTTGAGTGTGTCTACGAGCCTGTGGAGATGTCTGCGGATCATCAAGAATTTTTTTATCCTGATCAATATGCTGTTGGATGTTTTCCATGTTACCTCTTTGTCATTTTTTAATGCTATCTTTTAATAAGTATAGTTCTGTTGTTGAAGTATTTACCGAATAACGATGGCGTACAGAAGCAATCAGATATAAACCACTATACATTAAATCTGGTTCAATTCTACCCGATCCTTTTGCAACCATACTAGGTATATTTATTCTAATTCCACTTCCTGCATATAAACTAGTATTTCCTGGGACAACTATACTTAATTTAATTGCTTCCATACTATTTTTTCTCAAATATGTATATGCTGCTCTAGAAACATCTGACTGCAAGGCATTTCCATAGTTAGGATTATTTTCTCCAGAAAAAACATTCTGGGGTAAAACTTTAAACCTAGTTCTTTTACTCTTAGTTAAAAGTTGTTTTGTTGCTGGATCATTAATATTAATAGGTATAGATCCATTATCCAAATGTTCCATTTTAGGAAACATATCAATAATATTATATCTTTGATTTGCTACATTAATTTGCTTATTAACTGTTGTAAGATTAGACTTATTCATAAACACTGGATTAATACCAGCAACAAATCCAGACCAAGTACCATTTCTAACATTTTGTAGACTATTAAACATATCAGGAAAAGTTACAGAAATGATAGAATATTCATCCTTATCCTTTGCTTTCACTGAAATATTTTTTGGTGAATAACTATATGAAGGATTTTCAGAACTTTTATTAATATCTGAGATCATTTTATCGATTGATGTGAAATGATATCCACTTATACTCTGATAAAAAATAAATCCTGATTGATACATTGATCCTTTTTCAACAGATCTAATTGATTTATCCGCAATAAAATTAATTGCATCATATGGTCTCCAGTTTGGTATTACAAAATTCTTAGGATCTTTTGTTGTTTCAACTTTAATCATAGACTTTTTAAGTCCAAGATATTTGCTGCTAGTCAATATTTCATCAACATAATCAGAACATTTCTTATCGGAAAATGCACCAAAAACATTGATAGTTTCATTCTTCAAAAATGTTGGATCAATTAACTGAACAACATATAATTCAGTCTTTTCACTTCTAATTCTAGAAGAAATAGCATAGGTTTGAAGTTGATATGTATGGATAACTCCCTTCCCAGTTTTAAATTTAAATACCCATACTTCATTACCCATGAGATTTCTATAAAAATCTGCAGAATCGTTAATTGTAACTGTACCACGAATTGCAGGAAAATCTATACTTTCTTCTATAACAAGCTCTGAAACCAAAGAAAATAAATTACTACCAGTACTAACTGAGTTTTTAAAAACTTTTGGTTGACTAGTTTGCGTATCAAGTATATAAACTTGTTCTAATTTTGGAGTTCCTACTTGCATATTATTTTACCAATTAACTTGAAATAAAGAAAGTGTTGGGGCATAATTGAATATATCACTTGCTTTTGCTACTTCTGCTGTGGGAGGGATTGCAGCTGCAGGAGCAGAAGCTTGCGATACTGCAGATTTACCAACAACAGGTACTGGATTTAATTTTGCTCTATCAGTTCGAGCTTTATCTTTAGCATCACGTTTTGCCTTATCTCTATTATCAGTAGCAGCAGTTGGAGTTGTTGGAGCAACTGGTGCTTTCATTCCATATGTATCAAATACTGCGGATTGTCCTTGACGGATCATATTTAATGCCGCTTCCAACGACATTTCTTCATCTTGTCCACCCTCACCATCTCCACCAATAATTCCAGATCCACCTAATCTAATTCCAGCAGCAAAATTAAATATTCCACCTTTCTTTGGAGCACCGCCACTAGTAGATTGATGATAAATTTGTCCATCTCCAGAAGCAATTGAAACATGGGTAATTGCTCCTGCTGGATAATTTCCATAAGTATTTTTGTGTAATACAATATCACCACCTTCTAGAGAACTTTGACTTTTAACGACTGTGCCCATATCAGATCCAGCAAAAGATGCTGCCATATTTCTACCCCAAGTTTTCTTTTCTGGATCCAAATCTCCTGTTGAAGTTACTTTATCTGCTGCTGGATGACCTGCCATACCAAGAACCATTCTTACCCAAGATGCACATGGAGGAGTTGCTGGTCCTTGTTTTCCTTCAGAAACTGCTTTTTTAGCAGCAGAAACAATTCCACCATCTGCTCTTCCTGGAGCAGTATTTTTAACTATACTACCTTTGTGAGTAATTCTATCATTATCTGGAAGACGAGCTCCTAATCGTTTTGCTTGTGAATATCTTTTTGAAGTTAAGGATGGATCTTTACGAGTTGCAGGAGTATCATATGGTATAACAAAAGCATTTCCTGTTGATCCACCTTTTGCAAATCCTCCTACCCATTCTTTTCCATGACCAATGAATGAAACAGAATTACCACCATCTAATGATACTGGGTATCCTGTCATAGGTCCAGTAATCCATCCGCCAACAGATCTATTAGGTTTATCTGTTCCAGTTGAAGATCCTGTATTTGCTTTTAATTTTGCTGCTGTTAATTCATTATATTTGTCTGCATCTGCTTGATCTGCTGCACTAAGGGTAAATAAATCTGTTCTTCCCATACCGAAGAACCCTTGAGTTTGCCCATCTTGTTTAGCACGATAAAATCTTCCCTGTTTGTCTCTAAAGAATTGATTATTTGTTCCACCAACATAAGTATAACCTTTATTTTCTAGATCTTGTGTTGTTCCTTTTAATGCCTGAACTTTACTATCACCTGCTTTGAAGTTTTTAATTTGAGTACTTCCAGCTTTTGGTGCCGCTGGTTTGGGAGTTGGAGTAGGAGTAGGAGTTGTAGATGAACTACTACTACCTTTGCCATTAATAAACATCAATGCTGCAAGAATATCACTCAATAATCCTAAGACTGTAGTATCTCCACTAGGTTTAAATTGTCCTGTTGCTTTTCCTTTTCCCTTGGATCCTTTTCCCTTTCCAAATAAACTTGCAAGATTATCTCCAAATCCTTTCCCACCAAATATTTTTCCTCCTTTAGCTGCAATCGTCTTCACAAGTGCCGCAGGTAAACCAAAATATCCTGCAATTGGACCCATCAAAGAAGTTATCATCGGTAAAAGCATTACCCCAAATGGACCCATCATAGACAATGATCCTGCCATGGCAGCAAGTAATCCAGCACCTACAACTTTAAAAGGTAAAAACATTGCTTTACTGACCTTATTGGTCATATCAGCTGCAGAAGTTGCTCTAGATGCAGTTTTTCCTGCTACTGGAGAAGATGTAGGGCCACCCTTACCCTTCATTACTGAAGGTAAAGAACTCAATGGTTTCATTGGAGATCCTTGCTGCTTAATTCCTCCTTCAGCAGCGCCTTCCAACATGGGGCTAGCAGGTACATCACCTACGCCACCTACACCTGGAACAGGCAAAGATTTTCCTTGTTGTGCTCTTGCAGCATTTTCAGTTTGCACTTTAGCAGCATCTTGCTGCCCTGTAACTTTATTTGCAAGATATGCTGTTGCTCCAACCGCTGCAACACCAAGTACTACAGGATTTCTAAGAACATTTAATCCCGCACGAGCAATTAATCTAGCTTTAGCACTTGTCAATCCTTTCCACAAAGTAGTTAGAACAAACTTAAAATCCTTAACTAAATTCAGAGGATTTTTTAACCATCTAACTCCAAGGAATAATGTTGCTAATCCAGCAATGAATTGACCAAAACCAACTAATTTTTCAATCCAATTTCCATTGCCAAACATTTTTGATAGTCCATCAAGAGTATTGAATACTCCTGACTTTGCCCAGTTCCATAAAAAACCTAATATTTTACCTATTCCTTCTACAAGTTTAACTATCTTTTCTCTATTTGAAGGATCTGCCAACCAATTTAATACATTTTTTATAACAAATGCACGAAGAAAGAATGTAGCAAGATTAGCAATTCCTCGAAAAAAATTAGGAGTTGATTCTGAAAAGAAATTCTTTACTGCACTCGCTGCACCTTTTTTACCTGTCCCTTCTTGTTTTGCTTCAGATGCAGCATCTCTAGATTTTCCTAATCTTCTTTCATCTCTTTGCTGTTGTTTAATTCTATCCTGAGTTTGTTTTAAAACTGCCTCATATAATTGTTTTGTAATAATAACTGAAGAATTTAACGTCGCTCCAATATTATTAAAAGCTTTTACTAAGGATGTGCCACTTTGCAATTTCTTTCCTGCCGAAGGAACAGAAACAAATTTATATAGATTTAATTTTGGTTGCCCTGCCATTTAATTAACCTCTATATAATGGTTTTTTGCGAAGGACAGCGCCAGGTGCAGCACTCTGACTATTTATTTGCGTTTCTACAGGGAAAGGAACAATAATAGGTACAGGTATGCTATCTTCCATTTGCTGATTAACCATCATGTTAACAGATGGAGTACAACTAGATGCTGAATTTTGCTTTGGTACTGACTGCATTTTTGGTGTTACCACCTTGCCGCCTGCTGCCCTGCCCATCAACTTATCTATTAGGTTAGTAAAAATACTACCTTTTTGTTTTTGTTGTGGTTTAGCAACCTTTGGTGATCTAAAATATAAAAGATCTTTTGTGTTTGGCCATCCCTTTCTTGCCTCAGTAGGTGTCATTCTGTTTACAAATGCTCTTTTACCTGTAGAATTATTAGCAATTCTTAGATCTGGCATTACAATACCAATGTGTCCATATGGATCCTTTCCACTACCAGCAGGATAACCAGTATCTTTCCAAACTGTAATATCAGCAGGTTTTCTTGCCTTTTCTGGAACTTTAATAAAATTTGATAATAACCACTTAGCAATATCAGGAACCCAATTTTTTCTATTTAAATTATCCCAAGGTAATGGAATTCCTGCCGATTTGTAGACATTTACAATAGCAGGAGCACATCCATTTGCAGGATCATCTTTATAACTCCATCTTTCTTTCTGCATCTTAGCAGCTGCATTAACTAATGCGTTTTCTCTAGATCCTCCTGCTGCCATTTCTGGGAGAATTAATCCACCTGCAGCAGCAGTTTGTGTTCCTTGGAACTTTTTAACATTTGCTTGAAATCTTGATAGGAAAGTTTTACTATGTGTATTTGCTTGAGATCCCCCAGGAAGAGATGGCCAAGTTCCTCTAAGTTTGGAAGCAGCGTATAAAGGATCTCGATCAGCATCTTTAACTAATTGTGCTTCTCCGCCAGGATACACACTTGCCATCAGCATTCTGGCAATTTTAGTTTGATTTTCCTTATTAAATTTATCTTTATTTGGATCTAATCCTGCAGATTTTGCTCTGCCAATAATATATTCTGGCATCTGTTGCCATTTACCCATAGCACCAGATCCACCCATTGAATATCCTTTTTGCATTGCAGCTCGACGAGCATCTGCAATCGTCATATCACTGAGACCAGAAACAGTCGTTCCTGGATTTACAGAATCCCAACTACCTTCACCACCTGCAATTGCTTCAAGCATTGCCTTAACAACAGCTGGTGCATCGCCTGGAACTTCTCCATCACCACCTGATTTACTGCCAGACCCCGAAGATCCAAATCTTTTAGTTGAAAGAGTAACTAATCCATCTAATACTCCCTTCAATAGTCCTCTCATACTGTTAGTATCACTTGTGCTATCACCAATTATTTTACTAAGTCCACCATCTAATCCTGTAGCTTTGAAATCTTTTGGTCTTCTTCTAGTAATTCTACCTCCACTAACACCTGAAGGTTTTTCTTCCCCAAACTCTGCACCTAACGCCCTAAGATCACCACCAATAAAAGGCATAATAAAATTACCAAGTGATCCCATCCTATCTAAGGTAAGAGAGGTAGCACCAAGAATTGAAGGAATGGTTGTCATATTAGAAATCATTCCCAATTTACTCATAGGAATGATTACCTCAGGTTCCCCACCCTCACCAACTAATGTTAACTGTGGACCAGTAACAATACCACCTGCAGCTGCGCCAGGTTGCAATCCTTCTGTAGCATCAGCTGCTTTACCTTTGTTCTTGGTTAACCAATCGTAGATGCTACCTGCAACCCAATCGCCTGCAATGCCGCCGAGCAACCCTCCTACCCATGTCCCAGGAGGTCCAAGAACAGTCCCTACAATCGCTCCCAGACCTGTTCCTAGAGTAGATCCAACTGCTTTAGCAGCTGCTTTTCCTAGAGGTTCTCCCATTAAGAGATTAAAAGCAAAATCAATAAGTCCACCAACAAAAGGTATTCTTCCTAGTACTCTACCAATTGCCTTTGTTGCTGTTCTACCAAGTAGTTTTCTAGATCCTTTTATTGCAGATGCTTGTGTATTTCTTACTGCTGTTTTAACAGCACTTTGAGGTTTTGCTTGAGTAACTCTTTTAGCAGCATCTTTACCATATCTCTGCTCAAGTCTTTTTAATGTTTCTTCTTTAACAACTTTTCCACTTTTTGTATCTACATAATCACCAGGTTTAACCCTTCTACCTTTAGTATCAACATCCCCAACTCTAGGTTTATTATTAGTCGATCCTTGAGGTTTATTTGGTTCATTCGGTTTTTTAGCATCCAGTTTATCTAATATCTTTAAAATATCATCAATCAAACTAAATGGATTTAATAGGTAACTAGCTGCTTTAAGAGCACCTATGCCTAGCATAAGTTGCCCAATACCTAATAATCCATCCTTAAGACCACCAAAATCTCCTCTTTTAATTTTATCAATACCACCAAATACCTTTACAATTCCATCAAAAGTATTCCCAATACCAAAACTTACAACATTAAATACAATCTTAAGAAACTTCCCTAAAGTTTCTATACCATTTTTAATCTTATTTAAATTTGCAGGATTTGCTGCCCAATTTAATATATTTTTAATGACAAAAGCTCTAACAAAAAATGCTATTATATTTTGAAATGGTTTGAAAAATTCTACTATCTTTTCAATCCATGTTTTAGACTTTTTCTGATCCTCTGGCTTTACATCCGTCTTAGCATCTACTTTTCCTAATCCTTCTTGTTTTGCTTCAGATGCAGCGTCTCTAGCTTTCTGTGCTTCTCTTTCTTTATCTTTATCTAAATCTGAGAGGAATTTATTTTGAAATTCAAAAAGATCACGCAGTTTCTCAAGGTATTTTCCCTGTGTATGTACAGTCATACCAATTCTATTCACCGCTAATATTGCTGACGGTGAAGTTCCATCCTTTTTAGCAAAGGATGGATTTAGAAACTTATATGGCTTTATTTTTGCAGAATTCATTATCCCTTCGATTGCTGTTCTTTATAACGACGTTCTTCATCTTGCATTAACTTAATTAATAGGGTCAAGTAAATTTCCTTTTCCCATGGTATTAAGTTCTCAACCTCAGTTAATGACCATTTATGATGATGCATGAGAGCGAAGTTCGTTTGAAACACATTCGATAGTGATTCATGCATCATCGCTACGCGAAAAAAGCTCCCAACCCCTCAAGAACCATGGATGATTCAACTTCTGTATTTGGATTTACAATTTTAACTTCATGAGAAAGTTTTGGCATAGTCTCAAAAAAGTTTTGAACTTTTTGAAACTGCTCTGCAGTCATACTTTCCAGAAATTCTAAGAGTTCTTTCTTAGATTGCTCTTTTGCTTCCCAAACTTCATCTCCAGAAAAAATCTGATAGATTGAACCAGATGCAATTTCAAATACATTATCAATTTCATTTTGATCCGCAAAATTATTCTTGATAAAACTATCAAGACTGGGATACTTCATGATAACACCAACATTTTTATCTTCATCTAAGATAATTTTATTTGTATGACCTTTTGGATATTGAACTTCAATATCATCAATAGGAATTTCAATGTCAACTGTTGTTTCTTCATCATCTGGACAAGTCACCTGAAGTTTTACAGATTCCCCTACAGATTTTGCACGAATTTTTAAAAATAAGTATTCAATATCAAATGTAGGAAGGTCTTCAACTTTTGCCTTTAGATTTGTACAATTCTTAATGATAGTCTTAACTGCATTAATCATTGACTTTTCATCACCAGTTTCCATGGCAATTAGAAGAATTTTTTCTTCCTTAACTAAAAATGGCCTATAGACAACTTTACTTTTATTTGAAGGTAGCGTCAGTTCATATTCAGGCGCAACTAATCTAGGTAATGGCATGATATCTCCGTGATATAAAAATCATATAAAATTATTTATGCATGGTTATGCAAGATCATTTCCATATTGTTGGTTATCTGCAAAATCACCCCATGCACCATTAAGGTTATTGAAACCTCCTTGATTTCCCAATAACGCTGTTCCTGTAAGACCTGCAAACTGAGCATTTGCTGCTGCTATAGCTTCATTAGTAGCAGTGCTAAATGTTGGTGGTGCTGGAGGAGTAACACCATCGAGATCAAATGCTCCTGCACCAGGTATATTTCCTTGCTTATAAAATCTATACCTTTCATAATAAAATGAAACTTCCATATTAATTATATTAGACTGTGCATTACTCAAACTAAAACTACTAATATTAAATGGAAATACATTATATAATCTCCATACTGCAGTTACTTGATTATATTGTGCGCCTGGTCTTAATCCTGGTTTAGATACTGGTGCGCCGCCACCTCTTTCCAATTTCCATATATTTACTTCTGGAACAACACAATCAAAATAAGGAGAAACATATTGATTTGCATCATTACTAATATAATTCATCCATCTTTCAAAGAAAGTCCTAGTTAGCATATTTCTAGGTAACGTGAATTGCATACTAATTTCACTAAAAGTAGTTGATGTTGGATAACGATACATTGATCCAACTGCTTTTTGTTCCCCTGTTGTTATCTGTCTACTGGGAATACTAACTTCATTTGCATAATAACTTAAATTTCTAGCTAAAGAACCAGTATCATCTAAAGTAAAATCAGACGAAATTGGAGCACCGCCAGGAGATAAAACTTTTGGAAGTGTGTTAAATTGAACATGATAAAGACTACTATATGCAGGAGGATTCTTCTGCATATGAGACATAAATTCTTGGATACTATTTTCTCCGAAAGTAGGCATTTATAAATTCCAGATAGTTTCTTTCTTTGTTGGTCTGATTGTTTTATTCACTGTCTTATAAAATTTTTCAATAGGTAAGATAGACACTCCATCAATTTCATTAACTGGAACTTGTCTTATCGAACCTCTAACATGTGCGTACAAATATTTATGCAGACATTTAGGAGGAACTTGTGAAATAGTACCTTTTAAAATTCCCGATCTAATTTGAGGATTAACATAATGGCAATTTATGCCAAAAAATCCATCTCCTTGCCTTTCCAATACTCTAACTAATGGATATTTGTCCCAATATGGTAAAACAAATTGTCCTTTTGGACTATAGGTAAAAAATAAAACATCACCTTCTTCTATATCATTTGGTGGTTTTAGATACTTTCTAACTTGTGCTCTATACCAGTCTTCAGACTTTGTAAATCCAAATCCTCTGTTGCTTTCTTTAAGAATATCAGAAAGAATTGTCATAGTTTAAGCTCTTTTTCTGTAAGGACTATAAATTGCCAATTTTTATCATCACAGAATTTTCTAGCAGCTTCCCATTTTGCTTGATTTTTAACATAATCATTTGCTTCTCTAATAAACTGCTTTGTTATTCTTTTCTTCTTCACTGGTGGTCTAGTATATCGATCAGGTTTTATTTCAACAACATAGTGTGTAATTTGTCCAGAAGTTTGTCTAACTTTCATATAAAAATCAGGGAAATATCTATGCACTCTACCATCTAAAGGTGACCTGTACGGAACGAAAAATTCTTCACTTGCCCATTCAACAATACTAGAATTCATATCACAGTATTTCATAAATTTGAGTTCCCAAGAAGAACGGTAAATAATATCACTGACATCTCCCTTGTATTTTGTTGGATTTTTGGGATAAAATTTACCCTTATAGATCATAAATAGTTTCTGGGATATATTTAAATATTTAGATGGCAGGTTCTTTAAGATACCCAAACAAAGTCTTCTCTGGTGGAGGTGATTCTACTGGAGCAGATTTTCCAGCTGGAGCTGTGGATTATGTTTGCTTTAAAGTAATTTCAACTTATAACTCTCAAGATCCTTCACAATCTGGTCAAACACAACAACCTGTTGATACTTGCTATCTGTATATTCCTTCATCCTTACAAGTAAATTATTCTGCATCATATAATAGTGTTCCTCTTGGAGCAGCAGGAAGGGCAGCTGCTGAAGCTTTAAAATCTTCAAGTAGTTTAGATTTAGCATCTGCAATTCAAGGTTATGCCCAATCTGCTGGTCCAGAATTTGCCTTTAGTACTGTAGCTACAGGATTAGCAGGAATTAAAGATCTTACAGGGACTGCTGGTGCCAATCTAAATGCTAGTCAATTATCTGCTTTAGCACAAGGAAAAATATTTAATCCATACATGGAGCAAATATTTGAAGCTCCTGGTTTTAGAGATCACAATTTCTCATTCAAACTAATAGCTCGTGATAAAAAAGAAGCAACCGATATCTACAATATAATTAGATTTTTCAAAATTAATATGCTTCCTAATTTATCAGGATATACCGCCGCTGAGCAAAAATCAGCTCAACAAACACAAGCGGAAGCACAAGATCAGGCAAAAAATAAAGATTCTTCAGGTGCAGCAAAACCTGCAGCAGCTGGAACAAATAATACTTTCGCTGACACACTGATGAATACTCCAGGAGTATCAGAAAATCGATGGTTAACTGTACCTAACAAATTTGACATCTCCTTTCAAAGATTTGTAGGAGCAGTTGAAGGAGCAATTAGTTCAAATAATAATCAATTAAGTCTATATAAATTCAAACGTTGTGTTCTAAAAAGTTGTCAGGTAAACTATACTCCTGATGGTCAATATACTGCATTTGCTCCTGGAAAAGGTATCAATGATATGGTAGTTCCAGCAGTCCAAATAGATTTATCATTCTCAGAGACAGAAATTATTACTTCAGCCGACGCAGCAAAGGGTTTCTAATATGGCAGGATATTTTTCTTACATTCCAAATATTTACGTTACAAGACTAGAAGATGATAATACTACAAAATCATCAATTCTTGTAAAAAATTTATTTCGTAAATCAAAAACAAGAACAGATTTATCTAAGTATTATACATTATTCAATCCATACTATGTACCTGATGGAGAACTACCATGGCAAACCGCTACCAGATTATATGGAGATCCAACTTTAGAATGGATTATATTATTACTTAATAATGTTCAAAATGTATATAATGATTGGCCAAAATCAAATGATGAATTAGTAAATTATATTAATCAAAAATACTCATATTTAAATGTCACTGCACCTGGAGATGAAATTCATCATTATGAAACTCAACAAGTTTATGAGGATGATATTTTAGTATTAGAAGGTGGTTTAGAAGTAAATGAAGATTATCAATTCAGAACTCCTAAAGGTATTCTATTAGTGGGATCATCTGTAGTATCAGCAGTAACAAATTATGAATATGAAGTTCAACAAAATGAAAAGAAACGTTTAATCTATATCCTAAATTCTTCTAATATTGATGCATTTATTGATGAATTCCAAAAAGTTATTTCGTATGAAGATAGTGATGAATTAGATATTGAAGGCAATAAGTTTACACCAGTATCTTCTGTAGAAGACTATCTAAACTGAGGGGCATCTGCCCCTTTTTTAATGTTACATAAATTGTAACAAAACTTAACATTCTTTTTAAACAAAAAAATTGGGGCGCTTTTGAAGTGCCCCAGAGGTTTTCAATATGCGATTTTGGTTTCAGTCTTCTTCAGCAAGGCGAGCGAAGTAACTAAGAGTGCTTTCATCATCATCTTCATTGAAGGAAGGTTTAGTAACCTTAGATTGATGAGATTGCTGAGCAGATTTGAAAGTACTGATTTCCTCTTTCCAAGATGCTGCAGGACCACGATCCTCTTCATCTGCAACCTCTTCATCGAAAGTAGAACGAGAAGGACGAGATTGAGTTTTATTCCCAAGAACAAGTTGAAGACGATTTTCAAGTTCTTCAAAGGTCTTGAAGTTTTTCTCATCGGTGAACTCAGTTAGAGAATATTCACGCTTCCAGATCCCTTCCAGTTCATCATCATCAAGGTTAGCAAGAGTACCAGAACGAGAGAACTCAGACTTATCGTAGTTCCAGTAACCATCAACCTTACGGATCTTCAGTTTGAAGTTTGCTCCTTCCCAAAAGTCAAAAGGATTGATAGGAGTTTCATCTTTGAACTCAGGTTGCATTGCTGCCATGATTTTGTCAAAGATTTTCTTGCCAAACTTATAGAGGAAGACTCGTCCTTCATTCTCTGGATGTGCTGGATCTTCCACAACATAGATGTTAGCATAGTAGCTCAGTTTGCGCTTTTGTTTACGAGCGATTTCCTTATCAGCATCACTACCACTGTTCCAGAGCTCTCGGTTCATTTCACCGACAGGATCCTTCTTATTAAGAGTGGTCAAACTATTTTCAATATACCATCCACCAGGACCTTGGAATGCATGTGACCACACTTTTGCCCAAGGCAAATCCTCACCCTCAGGAGCAGGGAGGAAACGAATAACTGCATAACCATTACCCGACTTGTCCATTTCGGGCTTCCAGAAACGCTCATCGGCACCGCTACTAGTTTCTGGATTAGAGATCTTTTCGATCTCGCGGGTAAGTTTATCAAAAACAGACCCAGATTGCTTTTTCAAAGAAGCAAAAGACATAATTGTATTCTCCGTATTAGTTGTATTTGTTGGATTGTCCGTGTGCCATACCAACAAAGGTATGGTAGCACTATTTAGGTGGGTTGTCAAGCATGTCATCCATCCTCTTTGCTAGGTGGTCAAGACCATCTTTAATAGAACTAAATCCATAAATTCCTATTAAAGTATCCACTCTTTCCTTAAAATCTGAAAGTTCAGGATAATCAGGAGCAGATAAAGATATCCTAGCGTAAAACAATTGTTGTTTTTCAATCAACTGTTTAACTTTTAACATATATTCTCTCCTTTCTAAAGGAGATAGTTCAGGTAATTTATTTGATTTTTTGAGACAGTCTTCGTAAAGTTCCTGCATCTCAATCATTTCCTTTCTAACAATACCTGATTTAAAGAACTCGTTCATTAACCTTTTCCAAAACTATTTTTTTATATTTTTTTATGTCAAGTTTTAAAAAGGGGCTATATTTTAAGATTTTATTTTTCAATTCTTGCCATACTGGATCAGATAATACTTTATCAAAGGTTGGCAAATATTTAACACAAAAATTTAGGATTACTAAAGTTTCAATACTAATTTGATTTGCAAAATATTTTTTCAATATGTGTGGATGTTTTCCTCTTTCACATTTAAATAATTCTTCAAAAGATAATTCATCATTCAGAAGAATATCTATTTCATTTGCAAAATTATATGCCAAACTTTGATTATACTTTTTCCAATTTAAATAATTTTTCTCAGCATTTGAGGATAAAAGATCTTTAATATAAAAACATTGTTCTTTGACAAAATTTGAAATCAAATAAGTTAATGCTGTATCATGATCATATTTTGTAGAAAATTTTTTAAAGAAGTAAGCATCTTTTCTTTTATCAAAAGATTTTTCTGATGCTTTTACCTTCCCATTAAATTCAAAATAGTCATATCTCTCTGTAGTAAAATGAAGTTTTAATGCAAGATACATTCTATAAACTTCAAATCCAGTCATAATGGCAAGATGCCCCTTGTAGTCTTTTTCATAAAATTAAGATTTTGAGCCTGATATTTCAACTTTTCTTTCAATGGTTTAGATATAAGTTTAGGCACATTTTCCAACTCAATGTCATTGTCATCACAATAACATATAATAGCATCAATGTAATTAACTAATCCATTACCATCTTTCACAATTTCTTCAATATCTGAAGAGAACTTTGCTGCTGTCATAAATTTACTCTCTAATTTTTCACTATTGTTCATTTATTAATCCTCTCAAACTCATTGATGTATTCTTTAAGTAATACAAAGTAATGATTGAGATCATATTTTTGAAAGATCTGGCAGTGACCCTCTTCCGTTGCAATTATAGTAACAATTTTTACAGGTTGTATTCCTGTTCTTTCATAAAACATAACTGCATATGCAGTTTCTTGCACGAAATAATTCTCAATCCAGTCTTCTCTCTTTTCTTTATCAGAAGTTTTAAAGTCAATTACAGCAAGTTCACCATCAAACTCTGCAATACAATCAACACGACCAGCAACTCCCAAATAATCAGAATATAAAGAAGTTTCTAGTGCGTGAATATTAGAAATTCTATCAAGAATTGGTTTAGAAGCTTGAAACAAATTGAATGCTAAAATTTTATTCTTGTGTTGATCAACTGGTTCGTTTTTTAAATAAGTTTCAACAATACTATGATATGAAGTTCCTCTACTAGTTGCTCTAGCAGTTTTCTTATTTGCTGCTTCTTCCCCTACCCGCTTACGCCACTCCATAATCTGAGAAGATTTCTTAAAAGAAGTCACTGTAGTAATAGAAGGATAAAATTTCCCATTTGGAACAGGATAATATCGTTTACCATTTTTATCTACAGACTCTAATTCTGGTAGTTGTAGGGGAAGATCAACAAATTTAAACATCAGAAACCAAGATTAATTTTACTAATAAGATAAGACTTAACTAAACCAGAACGGACAATATCTTCAATACCAAATTCAATACAACAGAATTCTTCCATAGTTTGAATGATGCTCATGAAATCTAGCACACCATTCTTTTCATTTGACTTGATAAGATCAGACTGAGTAACATCTCCAGAGAAAATAATTTTACAGTCTTGACCTACACGAGTAATTATACTATCAAGTTCATGAAAATTCAAGTTGCTAAATTCATCAACAATAATAATGCAATTATCCATGGTAACTCCACGAATAAAAGATGTACTCCAGAAACTAATAGTTCCCTGATTTCTAAGATTATCATACAACATTTCAAATGCATTGTCATCAGGCATTTCAAACATGTACTTTACCATATTCTTGTATGGTATTTGATACAAGTTTGATTTATCTTCATGGTCTCCAGGAAGGAAACCAATTTCTCTAGTAGGAACTAGAGATCTGACAACATAGATTTTTTCATATGGAGACTCTGCATTTAAAACCTCTCTGAGTGCCAGGAATAAACTAATAAAAGTCTTACCTGTTCCAGCAGCACCATGTAGAAGAAGATTTTTATCTTTTGCATAGCAATCAAATACTTCTTCTTGATGTGGTGTTAATGGTTTAATATCGACAAGGTGTTCTAAATTAATAGGCTTCTTGCGCCTCATTTGTTTTGTACTCATTCCCGCAGGTACGACTGAGTTGTTATTCCTTTTTTTGACTGGCATATTAGGTAAATCTAGATAGGTTTGCTCTTGGATGTGCTTCTTGAATTCGTTTCATATTATCTCTAAATCCTCCTGGCAATTTTTCACCAGTACCAATACCACTTACGGCATTGAGAACAGTAGGGACTTGAGTAATATTTGGATTGGCTTCCAGATACGGTTCTCTTTCAGCCATATACATCCATTTATCAAACTCTTCTCCAGTTTCATTGTTTCTAAATCGATATGTTGGCACTTATACCTCCTATTATCCTTTATTTAGATGCAACTTCTTCCTTAGAAGAAAATTCTTTTTTAACTTGAGATCTAATTTTTTGATAGAACTCAAGGATATCGTGGTTATTGTTATAGACAAGACCACATTCTTTAGCAATTTGTAAAACTTCTTGGTTGTTCATACAGACCTCTTAATCAATTCTAATAGATGGAGGAACTAATTCTTTACAATCACACTCCTCACATTTCCAATCTAATGCTTCAGCCACATTTGGAAACACACAAATAAACACTTTCTTTGCTGCTTCAGCAATATCCATGTGTTCTTTCTGTGTTCCATTAGCAGAACGAAGATTAATATAATGAATCCATGACCTGCATGATCCAGTCATGTAGATACGGGTTGGAGTTGCAAGAGGAAGTACAAAACGAGCACACTCCTTAGCAACACCAGCGTGAAGCATATCATCATAGAGATCCATGATGTCAGCAAACACATGCTTGATACGACGTTCAAAACTACGCTTCAGTTCAGGATCAAAGTCATCAGTAGAGTTCTGACGGTTCTTAGTATCCTGACGACGTAGATCAGGAACAGGAAGTTCTTCACCAAGAAGAGTTGCATCAGCATAGCGTTGCGAAAATTCTTGATATGTAAAGCTCCTATGACGAAGTATCTGAGCAGCGATGCCACGAGTAGTTTCAATTTCTAGGGTCATAGTAGCCTGTTCAAACACAGACCAATGATTATGCTTAATACAATAAGCAAGTAACCCTGCAAACTTCTCGTTCTCCTGGTTAGCAGGATTAGAAACTCGCGCAATATATGCCATTGTCTTTTCGGCATCAGGTGTTACACTAATAAGTTTTACTGTCATTTAGTTCTCCTCAACATGGTTATCATAACAAAAACTCCAACAGATTGCAAGTAGTTGAAAGGTTTAACTGATGAATATACATTTGGAATAGTTAAGTTCCATATTAACATGAAGATTAAAGGTTTGAAAATCAAAAGACTGATAGTAGACATTAAAAATGCAACTGCCTTTTCAATTTTTTCTAACTCTTCTTGGTCTTCAGTACTCTCTTCTAAAGGTTCTTCAATTAATGCTCTAGGATCTAGAAATACTGTAGTCTTTTTATTTTTAGTAGTCATGAGTTTTTCTTATCTTTAGGTTTATTTTGATAATCCCAAGACTTTGGAGGAATAGTACCTTTTGTCCAAGAAAAAGATTTTATTACTCCTCCTAGTAAATCATAATATGCATCAAATATTGCAGATCTAGAATAACCTTTAACAATATCGAACCATATTGTATCATCCATTTCACATTCTACTAAGATTGCATCTCTAGGTAATTGTCTATTTTCGGCATAACTAGGATCACAATTAATATAAATGAGATGAACTCCATATTTTTTAAAATGAGGTGTATCTCTTTCTGTTACCATTAACTTCTATTCCCCCACTGAATTTGAGGAAATGCTTCTTGTACACATGCTTTTGTAATCTTGTATTTTTTCTGCAAATCTTTATCCTTAACTAGACAAAGGAGTGCTGCTTCATCTTGATGTAATCCTTCAAGCATACGAATAAACATATTCTCTCTTTCGATCTGCTTGATCTCATTGTTCCCACCCTTAACAAAGTTATACAAACGTACATATTCTTGATTAAGAGTTGTATGTTCTGTACCAATCGGTGCTTCATTAGGGGTATAAGGAACTTCTCCTTCTGGAATTAGACTTTCGACACTATCATCATAGTTCCAGATCAGAATGCTACGAAGAGCTTGACTACTATGCTTTTGCAAAAGTTCAATCTTTTCTTTTTTAGTTTTTGCATTAGATACTTTTTGCATTACCTCTGAAATAAGAGGTGTATAAGTTTCAACGGCCATTTTAAAATTCTCCTATACTATCAAGTAAAATAACAAGTTTGGATTTAATGAAGTAATCATACATCAAAGATCTTGATGCTGGTTGAATACTATCGAACTCTGCGATAATATTATTTTCTACTTCTATAGGTATATATGTGAAATCAATAAGGTGTAGATTTCGTTCATAGTTCTGTTGCTGCTGAGTTGTAGAACAGAATTGTTCTGGTGACATAGTAATCCACTTCTCAATATTCTTTTTAGTAAGTGGTTTTTGCCTTAGTCCTGTAATAAAAGTATCATCAGAAGAAAGAAAATTAGGAATACCGTCTGAACGATCTCCTTTAATCACATGTTCTTTGATATACATTTTAGGATCCATCCCACTCACATATTTCTTTTGAGTTGGATTATACTGTTTCACAAAAGGATACTTTTGTAGTTGTATGAAATCCTTATCTCCAGAAAGAACCAAAACCTTTTCAATTGGTTTATCATCTTTCTGCAATTTGATATTTAGAACTGCTTGTCTTTTACACAAGACTGAAATAATATCGTCTGCTTCTGCACCATTAACTTCAACAAGCTTATATGGAAGATAATCTTTAAATTCTAATTTAAGTTTGTTCAAAATATCAAAGATATTCGTCCAATCATAACTAGATTTTTCTCTATCTTTTTTCCTAGTTCCTTTATAGAAAGGAAACTTTTCACGTCTCCAGTAATTTTTGGAATCATAACAAAGGACTAGATCGCCATATTCAGAAAACTTTGACTTATATCCCTTAAGAGAAGTCAAAATCATATGGCGAACTAGTCCTTCGTCAATAGGTTGTTTTTTACCAATAGAATTCAAGTGCATCATCAGGTTTGAAATACAAACCTGATTCATATCAATCAAAATCATCTTAGACCTTCATTCGTCTTCGTCATCTATCATATCATCTTCATCTCCAAAAGTCAAGTAGATCAGGTCATCTCTTAACACATGACCGTCTTCGTCTAGCATCTCTGGATGAGTAATGCTCTTGGCATAAGAAGCGTTCTCTGCCCAAACAGAGAATACATTATTAGCCATCCATCCTAAAACAAATCCTAACCCAAATCCACCGATGGTTAGGAATACTGACATGATAATAAACTCTAAATGCTCCATGGGTCCTCCTTAAGTAAGTGAAATTATAAAGACCCAACCTCCCTGGTAACTATAGTTAAAAGTATTTATTTCAAATAATACCTTGTTCGTGGAGGTACTTGATACTATCTGTACATCCACCCAAATTCTTATCGTTCATTAGAACCTGAGGGAATGTAGATCCTTGTCCAAATTGTGTATAGAATTGCTCTTTATTAAAATCACGGTTCAATACATACTCCTGAAAATTTAAACCTTTTACTGTTAGAACTTCTTTAATTCTATCACAGTATGGGCATCCAGGTCTTGTATAAACAGCAAAATTCATTTTAAACTCCTTATTAGTTTAATCGGAGTGGAGGGATTCGAACCCCCGACCCACTGCTCCCAAAGCAGTTGCGCTACCAAGCTGCGCTACACCCCGAAACGGAAGAGGTGGGATTCGAACCCACGGTGCTCATCACACGGCAGTTTTCAAGACTGCTGCCATCAACCACTCGGCCACCCTTCCAAATTTGAGGGAGTTTCCTCCCCACTCGTATCTATCTATATCAGAAAGAATAACGAACTTTTACTTCACCACCCATATCAAAGACTTCAGAGCGACCACCATACTCACCAGTAAGCTTAGCTTTGAGGGAAATCTTATCAGCAAGAGGTGCCTGAACACCAATCTCACCAACGGTCACATACTCATTGGTGCCACCGTTGTTCCACTCATAACCAGGACCAACTTCACCGTAGAGTTTCACACCGCTTCCAACTGCTTGCTCATAGCCAGCACGAAGTTCAGTTTGAGTTCCACGATAATCACCGTCAGACATAGCACCAGTAGTTTTAGACTCTACATAAGGGGCTGCCATAGCAGGTGCTGCGAGCAAAGAAAGAGCAGTAATAGTAATAATATTTTTCATAGATTTGTTCAACCCAATTTTACAATATGTCCATAAGGACAACGGAAGAGAAGAGATTCGAACTCTTGGAAGGATTAACTCCTTCGACGGTTTAGCAAACCGCTGCCTTCAACCACTCAGCCACTCTTCCAGTAAGATAGTATCTTACTATGCCTTTTCTCTTTTGTCAAGCATTTTGACCTGATGCCAAGCAGATTTATGTTTCCTCTCTACCTTTCTAACTTCTTTGAAAAATCTTTTATCATCCCACTGTTCGGTTGCTCGCTTCTCATGAAGTTTTGCAAGATCACGAATTTCGGCAAGTTGTCTTTCAATTAAGAAAGATTTATTATCAAATGCTTTATCAATAGCATCGATATTCTCACTATTAAATTCTTCAATAAATTCTTTTGGAACTTCTAATTCTTCCAAATTTTCTGGAAGTTCTGGTACAACTTCCTCTGCAACTATTTCTTGTGTTCCTTCATGAATAACAAGATCTTCTTCTGTCAGATTTAAATCTTCCAATGCTTCTTTAATAAATTGTTCTTTATCCATAATCATTGATTAAAAGTTCCTGATGGTACTGCTGTAATAACTGTTTCTCCTGGAATAACAGGATCTGCATAATATCCAGACGCTAATTCATATGCGGGATATGATTTTATATAATTTGTAATGTCAGTTTTTAACCCTAAAATAAAAGGATCTTCTATGTAATCATTTGCATATACAAAAGTTAATTCTCCCTGAGTATTATACCCATACCCAACAATAGGATTATAATAAAGCATATCCAAAAATTGTTTTCTAGAATCTGCATCCTGAGGAAAGGTATCCAGATTAGTATAATCTGTAAGAGTTGTTTTGTCAACTAAATTTGGATCTGTAGTGACTTTTGGAACAACTACTATATCTGGATCACATACAGGTCCTAAAGTTCCATATGCAGGAATAGCATTTGATGCCATAAAAATAAAACTATTGTTAAATTATTTAGTTGTCTTTCTTTTAGCAGGAGGAACATAGTCTTTGGGAGGTCTATAGAGATTTGGCCATGTATCTCTAATAATTTCTGCAAGTTTGTATGGTGTTTCTTTGTCGATCATAAGCATTAAAAAGGGGGTAAAATACCCCCTTAATTTAGTTATATTTTAAAATATCAACCGATTGCAGGTGCAGTCAGAGCAACAGGAGTGCTAGAAGCAGCAGCAAGATCGAGAGGGAAGTTATGAGCATTACGCTCGTGCATCACTTCAAAACCGAGGTTAGCACGGTTGAGAATGTCTGCCCAAGTGTTGATAACACGTCCCTCCGACGAAAGGAGAGACTGGTTAAAGTTAAATCCGTTGAGGTTAAATGCCATCGTGGATACACCCAATGCCGCGAACCAAATTCCCACGACAGGCCATGCTGCGAGGAAGAAGTGTAGCGAGCGAGAATTGTTGAATGATGCATATTGGAAGATAAGACGACCAAAGTAACCATGTGCAGCTACGATGTTGTATGTTTCTTCTTCTTGTCCGAACTTGTATCCATAGTTCTGCGATTCGGTTTCAGTTGTTTCACGGACGAGGGAACTAGTGACCAAAGATCCATGCATAGCAGAGAAAAGAGAACCACCAAATACACCAGCCACCCCAAGCATATGGAAGGGGTGCATGAGGATATTATGTTCCGCCTGGAAAACAAGCATGTAATTAAATGTTCCTGAAATGCCGAGAGGCATAGCATCAGAGAAGGAACCTTGTCCAAATGGATATACGAGGAACACTGCAGAAGCAGCAGCAACGGGTGCGCTGTAGGCAACACAAATCCAAGGACGCATACCAAGTCGGTAAGAAAGTTCCCATTCACGACCCATGTAGGCATAGATACCAATCAGAAAGTGGAAGACGACCAGTTGAAATGGTCCACCATTATATAGCCACTCATCGAGAGAGGCAGCTTCCCAGATGGGATAGAAGTGAAGACCAATAGCGTTGCTTGAAGGAACAACAGCACCAGAAATGATGTTGTTTCCCCACATCAATGAACCAGAAACAGGTTCACGGATGCCATCAATGTCCACTGGGGGAGCACCGATAAAGGCGATGATGAAACACGTCGCTGCAGCAAGCAGCGTTGGGATCATCAACACACCGAACCAGCCAACATATAGGCGATTGTTCGTTGAAGTAACCCACTGACAAAACTGTTCCCAGGAGTTAGTAGATTGTCTTTGAGTAATACTACGGTTCCCCGTCCCTGTCAAGCCCCCTAGAACCTGAATTTGACCTTTGCTGCCACTGAATTAGTTGTCACACCGTCCGATACCCCATGGGATCCTTCGACAAATAAAACTTCATTATAGTCTAATGCTGCGGTAACCCCATAAGAATTATCAGTGCCATAAGCACCATCAACACTGACACCAAAAACATCGTTCTTCTTACCTCCAAATCTAGTTTCTAGTTTGAGACCTGCTTCTCCAACATGTGTAGTCTGATTGAATGCTTCAACAGTTCTTGCTGACTGTGGATACCACTGTTCAGTATATCCTTCTCTTGTCATATTATGTGCTGTGTGACCTACAAATGGAGAAATCCATTTTGCAACATGCCAGTACAAACGATTAGATACCCACCACTCTTTACCTGTTGTTTGACCTCTATTGTAAAAAACATTCTCAACAGTTCTTTGAATATCATATGTGCTATTTGCCATAGCAGCATTAGTAATCAAAGAGAATGTATTTCCATGGAAGCTATTGAAGATACCATAATGTTCTTTGTTTTGTTTAGAAATACTATCAACACCAACTAAATCAATTTGAATATTATTATATTGACCCCCAATAGTCCATCCTTTACTGAGATCCAATTCAAATCCACCACCATAAATTTGAGACTTTCCATCATATCCATCAGCATTATATGATTGAGCAAAGTAATTTTTATTAAATACTCTAAACTTCTGTTTAGTTTGTGATGGTTCATGATTAAGAAGGCTATTAATTCCACCATTAATTCCATCAAGAACTTCTAGTTGATCAACACGACCATAAAGATCTCTGTAAGTATGATACTCATCATATCTTGTGGAAGCAACATAAGTATCAACTGGTGTTCCATTTGTTACAGTATCATTTCCATTTGCATCAGTTGTTGTGATAACAGGAGTAGTTGTAACAGTTGTAAGTAATGGAGTTGTTACTCCAGTTGTAACATGAATATTCACTTTTTGGGTTCCACTACTTTCAGTTGCTGTGAAAGTAGGAGTGTTAACAACTGTAGGCGCACCAGATACTACAGTATTGTAAGCATAAGATGGTCTAGTAATTGCTGTAGATTGTAAAGCAGAAGCAGTTACAGCAGATGTTCCAGTTCCATCAGAAGATGAAGTAGTAACAACTGCTGTTCCATTTGATGTGGTTGTGGAACCATCAGAATATGTGGTGGTTGTAACTGGTGTTGTAGTTGTAATTGTTGTAGTAACTGGAATTGTAGTAACTACCGTGTCTGTGTAGGTTCTAACAACAGGATTACCGTCAGCGTCAGTAGAAGCGTCAGTTCTAGTAACATAAGATGTCTCCGTTCTTGTTGAGGATGACGAAGAAGTTGTAACCTGATTTGTAGTTGAAGTTCCAGTTACAGTTGGAGTTGGATTGCCTGCGGCAGCACCCTGAGCTGGAGTTGCTAATGTAGTAAATCCATAACTAGATGGAATAGTACATTGTGCTGGAGCAAGTGTTGTGTCTTGGCAAAGTCCAGCATAAGTTCCTAACTGAATAGACGAGGTATTTGCTGTATTGTTACCAGATACATCAAACGAAACTGTGTATTGTGTTCCAGCATCTAGATTAACACCCTGATAGATGCCATCAAATGTTCCTACAGCACCGTCATACCACATTCCGTTAGTCCATGTTCCAGCAGCAGCAGGATAGGTTCCGTTCTGATACCAGACACCCCAGTTAGTTGGCGCTTGAATATTAGATGGTCCGTTGCTGGTTGTGATGCTGAATGCTCCACCAGTAGTGAAGTCACCATTCGTTAAAAGATTGACCGTAGATCCTGGAGCATACAATCTAACGTTATCAAACGACCAGAATGCTGGGTCTTGGCGGAAAGCAAAACCTACAAAGTTAGCACCACTAGTAGAGGGAGTGTAATTGTAGGTATAAGTTTGCCATGTGTTTGGAGTGTTGCCAGTAACTGTTCCGATGTATCCTGGTGGCAATACTCCTGGTTGAGCGAATGCTGCTGTTGGCACTCCAAAAAAGAGCGCAGACGCTGCAGCGAGCGTCTTTTGCGTGTTAGTAGACATAAAAATACTTCGATAATTTGACATTCACAAATCAAACCAAAGTTTAATAAGCAAGCACCAAATTACCGAAGTAATTTGCTATTTAATTCAGACCAAGACCATTTTTTAATCCAAGCCTATTTATCTAATCAAAGAATGCCAGGAATAATTTGACCAGTGATCAGATAAGAACCGACGCCAGCAACGAAACCAAGCATTGCCAGACGTGCGTTGAGGATCTCTGCCTCAGGGGTAAAACCGAATTTCATTTTAGTTCTCCTTTGAATAGTTGTTTCTAAGATAATTAAGTACAGTTTCAGGATTGCTAACTTCGTAAGGATCAACAGGGCAGTTACCCACCTTGCCAGGCTCCTCGAACATCATTTCAATCTCGCCATCGTTCACCACCATAGCATAACGCCAGGAACGGAAACCGAAACCTAGGTTCGCCTTAGTGACAGACATACCCATAGCGTAAGTAAACTCACCGCTACCGTCAGGAATGGGTCGAACATTTTTTACCTCTTGTTGTTTGAACCAAGCGTTCATAACAAAACTGTCATTGACTGACAGACAATACACTTCATCAATATTATATGATTTGATTTCATCATACCTCAAATCATATCCAGGCAATTGAAATGAGCTACAAGTAGGAGTAAATGCTCCAGGAAGAGCAAACACAACCACACGCTTATCATCGAAGATTTCAGATGTGGTAAGGTCATACCAATCATAGTCACCGTTATAGCAAGGGCGACGGTCTTTAAAAGTTACTTCAGGTACTCGGGTCATGTTTTTGTTTCAGTTCAGGATTAAGGTTACAAATAAGTTTTTCTTTTACAGGTTTGATGACAATAAACTTGTCACTCTTGAGGGTGCCTGCGATCTTGACTTCTAGTTTTGCATCTCGATCCCAGGCGCCACTCTCAACTAGTTCTTGAAGGGCAAGATTAAATTGCCCTAACATATCACCTGTTGTGATCACAGGTTTTCTTCCTGTTCGGTAAGGATCACACAGTCGCTAGTTGGATATGCTACACAGGTTAGCACCCAACCTTCAGCAAGTTGATCATCATCAAGGAATGATTGTTCCTCGTTATCAACAGTGCCGCTGATTAGTTTACCAGCACATGCAGAGCAGGCACCAGCTTTACATGAAGAGGGAAGGTCAACACCTGCCTCTTCAGCAGCTTCAAGAATATATTGATCGTCAGGACATTGAATAGTCGTTTCGGATCCATCGGGAGATTGAAGCGTAATGTTGTAAACAGTCATCAGTAAGTCTCACAAAGTTTTTCTACAGAGATTGCCAGCAATACGAAGAAGGCAACGGAAGTCATTGTAAACAAAAGTGAAGTCATTGTCAAGCCCTCAGTCAGAAGATCCCGAAGAAGAGTTTACCAGTGCCAACATAAGAAACGAGCCCAGCAATAATGCCGACCATAGCCCAACGTCCATTGTACATCTCCGTCATTTGCATAGGGGTCAGAAGACCTTTACGATTGTATTCTTGATAAACCATTTCAGGTTCTTTGGCCCACATGTTTTGCTGGCCATACTCATTGGTTGTTACAGTCATTGTACATTCATTAAGAATTGTTACAGTAGTATATATGAAAAAGGGGGGCATGTCAACCCCCCAAATGTTTTTGTATCCTGACAAACTAAGTATAAATGCTTACATTAATCGTCTTTAACATAGCATGGAACTGTGTCTGGATCCAACCATTTAGTATATTCAAAATCTTCTATTGCTGTCATAAGTTGCATTTCATTATCACATAGGTACATGTCACGATATCGACCAGTATACGAACACATTTTTTGAATGCGATAGTCTGGCATACCATTGATTTCAAGGGTGCCTACTTGTACATAACGATAAGGAAAACGCTCAACGATTGTCTTCACGAGGTTTCGGTTTGTTACACTCATTACAATAATAGGAGAACCCAGAACGAAAGTATTTTACCACCTGATAGTGGTCGCTGTCAAGGGGGTATTCAGTGTGACACTTAGAGCACTGTCTAGTCCCACCACCAGCAGAGGTTTGTGAGCGTGTTGAGGAACTGTTCATGATTGGAGATACTGTATTATACCACGAACTACTGGGGTGTCTTGGAAGTATTCGTGCATTCGATAACAATCAAACTTCTCAATGTATTCTACAAAACCATGCAAAGGATCCATGTTGCGACGATACCCATAGATGAATACATCTCCATCTTTGATACCTTCTTTGTTGATGATGTCAAGCTTATAAAACTTTTCACCGTCTTCATTTACTTCTTCTTTTTCTCTATCAAACTTAAAGTGAAGACCATCGTAATACTTATCATGTAACTCTTCGTCTGGTGCTACACGAACTCTCTCATTCTCTTTCAGAATGTATTCCATGCGACCTTTCGCATCTTCGTCGGTCAAACGGAATACGATGTTGCCGATGTAGTAATCTACTGGACCACCACACATATTATTAGACCTTTTCTTTCTGAATGAGAGATGAGTAATCTCAAATCCAGGGTCTTCATCTTCAGTTTCAACTAATCCTTGTGAAATCATAATCAATAACGCTCAGGAATTTTATCGTAATCTAATGGATGGTCTTGTTTCTTTTCTTGCTTACGAAACTTTTTGAGATCTTCAAACAATGCTTTGATTTTTTTGTATGCTTCGT